GGAGTAGCCACATCTTGCCAGTTATTCTCATGCTTGATTGTAGTCATTTCAATAAGACGCTTGCGACCATCGGCAAAAGTGGGCATTGCGTTGAATATTTCTAAATCTTTTTCAGTAAGCATAATCAAGTTCTCCGAAAAAATAAAAAAAATTATTTAAAGAAAGGTGAAAGGGTTTTTGTGTTCTTATGATCCTTGAATGCTTTTTGGATAACCAAAATTTTAGCATCCCTATCAGAAGGTTTCATAGTTTGTTTATTTCCAGTAGGATCAGAAAAAACAAATTTTTTCTTAGTTAGATCACCAGAACCTTTACCATAATCAGCCATAACCTTCAAAGAATCTTTCACTAGAAAAATGTTATTGCGAACAATGGCAACAAATCGTACAGCATTTTCAAACCATTCTTTAGACTTAGGTTTAATGCCTTGTTCAATCATAGCATTGCAAGCAAGTTCAAACAAACGCTTATGACTATCTAGAATGTTGTCATTGGTAATATCCATGCCGATCATGGTATTCAATGCTTCTTCAATGGATAGACCATTAGCGATACGCTTTTCAAATATACGGACAAGGAACTGACCATTACCACAAGTGGGTTCAATGAATACATAAGAAGAATCTTTCCAAGCGGAATCAGGAATCAATGCGTTCATATCATCTACGATTTTAGTAGGTGTGAATACTTCGCCATTGTTGCGAACATTGTCACGATTGCGAATGTCAAGATCAGTTTCGTTGTACATAAAGTTCTCCTTAGTTACATATAAGCATCAAAGTAAAAGATAGAACCATTCATGGTTTCCCTTTTAACTTCTTTTACATTTATATATAAGCACTAAAGTAAAAATGTATCATGTTGATAGAATGTTGATAGATTTGAGTTTGAGTATCATACTTATATAAGCATCAAAGTAAAAATATTATCGAGTATTGGGGATTTCGTAGAAGTGGGTTGGTTTGAATTCCCATTCCCAACGAATAAACGCACCATCATCCATCCATACACATACAGGATCAGTAGTGTACTTGTGTTCTGGTGATACAGGGTGAACATTGATACCAATCACCACAAACATTCTGCGGTTGGTTTGGTAGTCTTGTGGTAGTTCTGCAATCGGTTTCCAAGTCATGTTTACACCTTTGTTAGTTGGTTTGAAGGATACATAGAACCGATTGTAGTAGTCAATGGAACATATTTAGTACCATTAGGGGATTCCCTTATTGAGTGTGGATAATCGGTAGGCAATACAAGGTGGCATTGTTTACCATCCTTAGTAAGCAGTGTTGATCCCACACGCAATTGACTTACTTCATTCAGTGTCATATACTCTCCTTTGATACTATACTATAAGCATCAAAGTAAAAAGTTACTCAATACCCAATTCACGCTTGATTGAGGTTGTGATAAAGTTATCATCAAACAGGATCAAGAATTCAGAATCCCGATGTTCGGGAATGTGCTTGATACCATTTGCACACACTTCAATGCGATCAAAGTAACATAGTTCAATACTCTGTACTATTTCATTTTGAATTGTACGGATTACAGAGCCATCCCAGATAATATCATGAATGTTCTTGGATATTACTACCTTATGTAGAAAGTCCTTGATTTCGCTATCTCTCATGGTCATCAGCTTGTCAAGAATAGCTTGACCAATCTTGCACCGAGCAAGGATAATATCAACTTGGCTCATTAGTCATTCTCCGATGGTGCAAGGTCATCTTGAATATCTTGCATCAATTTGATATGTGCTTCCATGACTTGGAATTCATCCTTGAGCAGTTCATCTTCGGTGAGTAAACGACCGTCATGCCCACCAATACGAACCTCACGACCCTTATAGAATCCACTCAAGATACGAGTTTGACGATATGCAACACGAGCTTGAAGTACAAGCAATTGTGCCATCATAGATTCTCTTGCTTTGATTTCCTTGTCTACCATATAATCTCCTTTTGATACTATACTATAAGCACGAAAGTAAAAATTAACGCATTACACATTATCTAACATATAGTCAATATCAAATACATCAATCTTGTCATTATCCATATTTTCAGCTAGTTTCGTCAGCATAGAATCTAATGTAACACGATAAATATAATCGCATGATGCATCATAGTATGATGACATATTTTCATTTGTGATTTCTAGCATCGCAAAATATTCGGAAGTAGTAAATTTACCAAATATAAACATATCACCATCATCAGTGATTTGCTTCTTGTCTCGAATCATTGTAAATAATTTAACTGTCAATTTAATTCGATTGCATGTATTATAATCTGGATAATATTTCTTAACAAGTTCCCAATAATTAGCTGGACGCTTCATATTAAACTCCTTTGTTGTTTCTGTATCTATATAAGCACGAAAGTAAAAAATAAAAAAAATACTCCCTAGAGAGTAAATCACTAAACCTCTCTAGGGAGCATTGGGAGAATGAGACTGGATCGATTTGAACGCTCGACCCGTTGATTAAATAGAATCGTGTCAATGCTCCCTAGAGCGTAAATCACTAAACCTCTCTAGGGAGCATTGGGAGAATAAGACTGGAGCGATTTGAACGCTCGACCCGTTGATTAAAAGTCAACTGCTCTACCAACTGAGCTACAATCTCATAAGGTACTCTGATTTGTTTCCATGACGCAAGCGACTTGTTACCAACTCATTTCCCTAGAATACTAATATAGAAATTTCAATCGTTCTTGTCAATGATTTTACAAGATTTCTACCTTTGTAAAGTAGTAAAGATTGTTCCAATGACATCCACACTTATTGCAGGTAGCTTCTTGCCCTGCACTACCACCGTCCACCAAAGTAGAACCCCATTCAACTTCATCGGTTGCACCACATTCAGGACACTTGGAATCGTCCTGTACATTGTCCACAGCATCCTTGATAGTATCAGTGAGGGTGAGTAAGCCTTCCACGGCTTCGGCTTCCAACTCATTCAACACATCCTTTCCTTGCAATGTGGTAAGAGCATTGCGAATGTTGCGAAGTTCTTCTTCATTGATATTGAGAGTGAGAGTAATTGTAACCATGATTAACTCCTTTGTTTGGTTTCTTTTCCTACTATACTATAAGCATCAAAGTAAAAAAGCATACATACACCATTATGTTTTCACTTTTGACATCATACTTATATAAGCACCAAAGTAAAAAGTTTCGACCAGGTACAAAAAATCCATCACCTATTTCTAGATGATGGATGATTTATTACTTATAGAACTTCCCACAAATGGCACAATCACCATCAATGTTTGGGGTATCGGCTTCACAACCCTTACACCACCTGTATTTACCAATGATAGGGAACTTCTTCACAGCAGAATTGAACTTGTCATATACTGCACTCACTTCACCATTCTTACCAAGTGTGAGAATTGCCTTCTTGAGCTTGGCAATTTCTTGTGGATTTACACCAAATCCCTTGATACCATTCTTGGCTTCCTGTTGATTCTTTGCAACGATACGAGGGTCAATCACTTCTTTCTTCTGCATTGTGTTCTCCGTTTGTTTATTTGTCTCTGTTATACTATAAGCACCAAAGTAAAATTACTTACTGAATACGTAGCTCATAAACCACTCATCAGCATGATATTCTTCATCATTATTCAATGCCATGAAATCACCCAATCCATATACTTGTACATCATCATAGGCAAGTGTTGGATATTCATTGCGAATATGAGTATGTACAAATTCACCTGCCTTCACAATGTGATTAGGAACTTGAATTTCAATTCCTTCAATTTCATTGCAGATTTTACGAACATCAGTTGTATATGATGTACTTGGGCGAATTGCGATTAGAACGATGAGAGTAGTCTTTTCCATTTTGATCTCCTTTTGATACTATACTATAAGCATCAAAGTAAAAATTATTTCACCAAGTATAACTTATCACCTACATGAACCGTTGAGGAATCATAAGGAACAAGGATTGCAATATCATCCATAGTAAGGACTGCATTGCAAATGTTTCCCTTACATTGCACCATATCAGTCACTACAAAGTAAGGTGATGATTGCTTGTCTTGTTTGGTATCGCCCATGACAGAAAATCCACCAATGGCAATACCAAGAGCCAAACAACACATAGGTATCAATTCATCCTTATTCATAATTAAGCCTCTGCATTTTCAATGATGTTATCCATTCCCATGCGCATACAAGCGGAAAGGGAACGCATATTACCACGCTTTGGAATCAGGATAGCAAAGTTACCTTCACTGCATTCATCAGTAATAACCAAGCGAGAATGATTGTCATCACCTTCAATAGAACAATCTTCGGGATGGATGCGATCATATTCCACCATGATAGTAAGACCTGCACCATCGGTTGCATATAGACGAACTTCATCAACAGAATTTTCTGCAATAGCTGTAAGTCTCATGGAACTATTCTTGATAGACTTTTCAATGACTTGGAATGCTGTTTTCATTTTGAACTCCTTTGTTTGATACTATACTATAAGCACCAAAGTAAAAAAGTCCCATTTAAGGGACTTTTGTTTAGAACACAGGAATAGAAAGTTTGCTTTCAACCACGCACCATTCAGCAAAGATTTCCTTGCCATTCTTGCCTTCTGCTTTCTTGTCATCCATATCAAAGATATCAACCTTGATAGGGACATTAGCACGAGCACCCTGCACAATCCCTTCCGATAGGGATAAACAGATTTCTGGATTCTGTGGATATTCGGTAACAACCAATTCAAACTCACTTCCAAGAGGGGTAATAGAACCCGCAAGGCAACCTTCATAATCGTCGCTAGTTGTTCCAATATCAGTGAGATAACCATGAATGCGATCAAGAATTGCACACTTTTCTTTTTCGGTGATTTCGGTATCACCTTCGGGAAGTTCGATGTTCATATCAATAATGACTTTGAAATTTGCAGTTGCCATGATTAACTCCTTTGTTGGTTTCTTTTGATACTATACTATAAGCATCAAAGTAAAATTACCGTTTCCATTCGTTTGTCCAACCTTGTCCAATATGAGGCAAACAAATGTTATTAAGCCAACGCATTTCATAATCTTTGGAATACTCCGATAAACGAGAGTCAAGGTAATCACTTACCAAATGTTGCGTATAGTTGTTAAGTGTGGAATAGATCACATCCCTTGATTGATGCATGAATTGAATTATTGTTTTCATATCACCATGATACTTTACCCACTTATTCAATTCACTGTCAAACATGATAGCATAGCTATAGTTGGTATCGGGACCAGAGAACCCATTAGTTTGATAGTAATCTACTTGAATAATTCGGAAGTTATTGGTTTCAGAAAGTTCGGTGAATCTAAACATGATGTTCTCCTTTGTTTGATACTATACTATAAGCACCAAAGTAAAATTACCCCTTATTTTCCTTTTCATAAGCCAATAGAAATTCAGTATTGGGCATGATTGCAAAGGATACCCCATCACAGATAATCACAGCAATTGCCTTGGGGGAATGCGCACCCTTCCAAAGTTTGGGATCATCAATGCAAACTCTTCCCTTACGAGCTTCATTGTGACAAGCAATTGCGCTATTGTCAAAGGTCTTGTCAATGAGCTTCTTGAGTGTTGCATGATCTTCGTGAGTGATAATCTTCATAATGAACTCCTTTGTTTGATACTATACTATAAGCATCAAAGTAAAAATTAAAGATTTTCCTTGATCCATTCCGAAATGAGGGGATGTTTAATCATAACCAAGCTATTATTTCCAGTAGTATAGCAGTGCATTCCATCAAAGAATACATCAGTTTTTTCACGCTTCATCATTGCGATCAAGTATGCCATACCCTTATCATCAATGGTAAAGGGAAGGTGAGTAGTATTACATTCACCTGTAAAGAGTATGATAGCACCAGTTTTGCGTTCATGAGTTTTCTTGGAGAAAGAAAAAGAAAATTTCCCAATAGGACGAAAATTAACTAGGTCAAGGGTAGCTGGTAAAATTGCGTTCATAAGTAACTCCTTTGTTGTTACTATACTATAAGCATCAAAGTAAAAATAAAAATAATTTTATCGGCTAGTGATTTTTACTTTGATGCTTATATAAGTATGATGGGAAATAACAAAAAATTAAAAAAATAAAAAAGAATCCTTTAAGGATTCTTTACATATTGAGCAAGCATAAGAGCATCATAATCATATTTCAAGCCTAATTCAAAAAATAATTTATCAAATCTTTGTTTGGCTATTTTTGTTTTACCATGAACCAAAGCCGATTTAATAGGCTGAACTAACAAAGGAATAATAAAATTTCTTTGATAGGCTGAAAAATGAAATTTTAAAAATTTTATATCCTTATTTTTGAAATATGGATTCAACATTTCAACCAATTGCATAGCAGAATTTTTCTTTTTCTTTTTCATAGTGCCTCAAAAATTAAAAAATAAAATTAAGGGAATGAAAAATAAAAAATTATTTCTCATTCCCTAAAAGATTAGTGCATCGGAACACCAATCTTCTTACCATGACGCACCTTGCAAAGTGAGCAAGCAGAGCAGTCACCCAAGCAAGCATAGTCATAACCTGCACGAATGATATGAGCCTTGACCTTTACAAAATCAGCCAAACGATGAACCTTAACAGTACCAACACCATTGAAAGAATTGAGATTCTTGCGAGTGAAGTTACTTGTATTGATTACAAGATTCTTTGGCAACTTTACCCAAGTGCGAGAATCAATGAGATCCTTGCGATGAGTGTAGGTATATAACTTGATTTGAGGAAGCATTTTTGCAATTGCAATCAGCTTGTTAAGGCATTCACGAGAATGGAAGTCACCAGCTTCATTCACACGAACATACTTCAATCCCTTGTGGCGCATGAATGCACCTTGGATATTTTCAGCAATAGTGAAGGCATCATTAGCAAGCCAAAAAGCCTCTTGCTCATTGCGATAGGGGAGGACATTTGGGTAAAGGTATTCAGCCTTTTTTGCATAGCACTTTAGAATCTTACACAATCCCAATTTTGCGCTAGGGCAATTTGTAGCCGATCCCATATTGAAAATCAAGGTATCATTGCCGATTTTTAAGTTACCAATTGAGTATTTGAAGTTTGCCATTTTTGTCTCCGTTGTTGTTTGTTTCTCTTGATTACTTATAAGCACCAAAGTAAAAAGTTTGTCGTTTCTTTTTTAACCTTGTTGCTTTTCTCTACTATACTATAAGCATCAAAGTAAAAATGTATATAATAGATATACGATTGTATTATTATATCATACATATATAAGCATCAAAGTAAAAAGAAAGGTGAGTGTTTCCACCCACCTTTCCCAACTAGGGAGAACGAAATTTACTTAACTTCCACATCAATCATGCCATATTCAGCACTTGTATCAATGGAAATTTTCACAGAATGTTTCTTGGCAAGTTCTTTCACCTTGGCAATGATAGGATTCGCCCAACTATAAAAGATAGCAGTACGATCTTCATAGAACGCATCATCACGCTCATCATCAGAACAATCGTTATCATAACCCTTGCTACGATTTGTCCGATTGAAAGTGGTTCCCTCAAGATCAAAGCAAAGATTCTGCATATCGGTTGTAAAGGCTTGATTCATTGTATTCTCCGTTTCGTGAGTGGTTTCTTTTGATACTATACTATAAGCACAAAAGTAAAAAATATTATTAACCAGGTAAAAACAAAAAATTTTACTTTGATGCTTATATAAGTATGATGACAAATAATAAAAAATAAAAATTAAAATAAAAAATCCCCAATTAAGGGGATTCTTTTTATAGATAGCTAGGATTCCATTGTTCTATGGATTGTCTTACAGTTTCCATGCGTTGTTCTTTGGTGAATCCACGCTTTTCCCATTCAAGTAAGTCAATTCCAAGTTTGTAGGTAAGAATTGCCCAATTACAATCTTCCTCAAAAATCATCATTGAAATTGTTTTCCATTCAACGGATTCAAACCGCCAAGAATCATACTTGAAAGAACGCCTTTTGGAATGTTCATAGTTTGCGCCAATTACATAGAGTTCACCAGTAGAACGCTCTTTTGCAACGGCAACACGAACATCATAATTACCCTTTGCAAAATCACCCAACTTTTCCAATTCTTCTTTGGTAAAATCGGAAGGATTTGCTACATATCCACCATGACCAGAACAATCATACCAAGAGGCACGACGATCAGTGGATTTGTTGATATTATTCACTTCACCCCAAGTACGAGCAACTTGGGACTTATTTGGGCGATATTTGGAAAGTAGTACAGGTTCCATGATAATTCTCCGTTGTTGTTGTTTCTCTCTACTATACTATAAGCACCAAAGTAAAAAGTTAATGATAGTATCAAATGATAGCATCATACTAATATAAGCACCAAAGTAAAAAAGAACTCACCTGTTTCCAAGTGAGTTCCCAACTAGGGAGAGAAAAAGTTACTTGATCTTTTTGTTAATATCAACGGCATTGATACAGGGTTCCCATGAAATACGATTACTATGAACATGGATAACCATAGGGAACAAATCGGGCATAGTTGAACTAGGCTTTGCATTGGTTCCTTTCCACTTTGCACAAGTAGAATCCAAGGAATACAGCACCTTTTGCAAATCAAATTTAGTGCTCACAATCACATCACAATTCTTTGCAATTCGTTTCTTTGGAGCCTTGATTTTTGGCTTCACAGAACTTTCAATCTTGGAACCAATCCGAATCTTTCCATTAAGGTACTCACCATAGCGTTCACCTTTTTGCAACATATCCCCATGAGTCCAATCATTGGCATTGCGAGTTGCAAACTTTACAGCTTCAGCCGATGTTGCGAAATTGCGAGAAATGATAGGCTTGACTTCATTCTTCTTTGTGTAGATCCAATAGAACATTTTTGACTCCGTTGTTTGGTTTCTTTTGATACTATACTATAAGCATCAAAGTAAAATTACTTGACATTGAAAATTGATTCTTCCAATGCTTCCCAATCACCATGATCGGGATTACATTCATAGCGACAAAATTTGTTATTCAACCACTTGGAAAATTCAATTATGTTTTCACTATTGGTATTACGAAGAACACCCATAGCACGAACAAACTCCATGACACGAACCCGAATATAGGCAGGGGAATAGCCGTGAATTTCCTTTAGAAAATCATAGATTGCTTGTCTTTCTTCTTGTGTAAACATTGTGTTCTCCTTTGTTACTATACTATAAGCACCAAAGTAAAAAATAAAAATAAAAAATAATGTTCAATAATACAAACAAAATGTAGTGTAATGTCTAGGAATTCAAACATTATTTTACTTTGTCGCTTATATAAGTATGATGTAAAAGATAAAAATAAAATTTATTATTAACTTATACCCATATTTAATTTAGGTATAAATGAATAAAGGCAAGGGGTTTCCCTTGCCTCATTCCTTGCGTTTTAGTCCATTTTTGAGCTTGCATAGCACTTGATACCATGATTCTGCAAAACATTTGCAAAGGCATAGGCATAGGCTTCCTTGCGAGCCATTGACTGATTGTACTCATGTACCCAAATCCAAAAACCTTCTGAACATTTGGAAAGTACCTGATTCTTTTTTCCCCAAGAAATAAACTTGCGATTTTCGGGAGTGTTTGCCTTCATGCTGATCCATGCGAATCCACAAACGCCTTCCGATACCACATCAACCACAGCAATAGGCTCATTGGTGATAGGATGGCAAGCCATAACAGTCATTGGAATAGGCTTGGCATTGTTACCAGCGGTGATTCCAGCCAAACGAGCTTCTGTAAAAATTTGTTCCATGTTCATTTGATTCTCCGTTGTTGTTGTTGTTGTTGTTGTTTCTCTCTACTATACTATAAGCACCAAAGTAAAAAGCCTATTTCTAGGCTCTGTAACCCCAGTTAAGACCTTCCCAAAGTTTTGTACTCACTTCATTATAAGTCAAGCCGTAATTTTCTTCAATTTTGGCGCAAAGCAACATGAGAAATTTATATGCCTTGCTTTTCTTCCAAGTGTTATATTCACAACATTGATATTCTATGCAATGAGCATATTTATGAGCTTGCTTTTTTGAGATTTTTGGAACACGCCTCAAACAAAATTTATGCTGTTGTGAATTATCACCATACAGAGCAACCAAAGATTTTACATTGGCATCCACAATAATTTGCCCAATTTGCTTGGCATCTTTTTTTGGAAGGAATCCCATTTCAATAGCAGTGTGAAGAACCGCTGAAATTTGTTTGTCACTTACCATATATGCGCTCATAATATTCTCCGTTGTTGTTTCTTTTGATACTATACTATAAGCATCAAAGTAAAAAGTTAGAAATGTAATCCAAGTGAAAGAAACATAATAGCAGATATAAGACAAACCACAGCACCAATAAAAATACATCCTATATTTTTCCATATAGTATTGAGTATTGATAACACTATTGCAAGTGCCACTACCCACAAGAATGTAAATGCTATGAAGTTTTCCATAAATCTCCTTTGATACTATACTATAAGCATCAAAGTAAAATTACTTAGTTGATTTAGGTTTCCTTTTTACCAATTCGTTAATGGTAGCATCCTTTTCAGCTTCTTTTCTAGCCATATTAAGGTACTTAATACGCTTTTTAAGTCCTCTTTGTGTATCAGCCATAGAAGTGATTTTTATAGAGTTTAAGCGAAGCTCATGTTTAGCCTGTTCGATTTCAGTTTTGAAGAACTTTTCTAGTAATTGATTCATATTAATCTCCTTTGTTGATACTATACTATAAGCACCAAAGTAAAAAATCCCCTATTGCTAGGGGATTCCAACTAGAGAGAATGAGAGAATTATTCTAATACTTCATTAACCTTATCCTTTGCCTTTTTCTTGGCTTTAGTGGTGATTTCAGTTGCTTTATTCTTGGTTGTTTCCTTTGCCTTGTCAGTGGCTTCTAATGCCTTTTCTTTGGCTGTATCAAGTGCCTTTGTAGATGCACTAGACACGCTTCCAATCATTGAATCCATCACACCATTAAAAATCTTTTCTCCTTTCTTGTTTACCGATTCAATTCCTTGCTTTGGGCTGATTCCTTTATCCTTTAGATAAATATGCCACCCAATGTAACCAATGAACACCACAAGCACAAGCACAAGAGCAACGATCTTGGCTGCATTTTTGAATACGAAAAGTGCGAGTCCAGCGAGAAGTGCAAGGGCGAGGATTCCGATGATGACAATTTCCATTTTGTTCTCCGTTGTTTGTTGTTTCCTGTTATACTATAAGCACCAAAGTAAAAAGAAGGAACCCTATTTCTAGGATTCCTTCCCAACTAGGGAGAGAGAGAATTAAGTTACCCGACTCATCACCTCACCTGCACTATCAAGGAAAGTTTTGTAATCACTTGCATTCTTGATAACAGATTGATAGGTAATTGAAGGCATGGTGTCAAGCAACATAATCAACTTCTTACCGTGCGAAGTGTGAACAATGTCACGGAAAGCATTCACGAACACGCTGAAACGAATGTAGGACACAGCACCCTTGTTCTTGCGCTTGTAACGCTTGTGAGCCTTGAGAAGCGAATCATTCTTGACGAAAGAAAGCATTTCAAGGATGGCTTGACCACGCTTGCTAGTGATGGTCTTACCATTCTCACCATATGCACGAACATAGGCAGTGTTGGAAGTGAGAGTGTTTGCGATGGTTGTGATTGACTTTTTCATGTTGTATCTCCATTGTTTGGTTGTTGTTTCTTTTGATATTATACTATAAGCATCAAAGTAAAAAGTTAGTTAGTTAGTTTTTCTTTGTTGCTTTCTTTTGATACTATACTATAAGCACCAAAGTAAAAACCTTGCTAATTATGTTATGATTTCCCCATACATAATTTAGCACTAATATACTAACCAAATTAGTAATAAGCATCATACTTATATAAGCACCAAAGTAAAAAGAAGGAACCCTATTTCTAGAGTTCTTTTTTGATCGGTTATTTGTCCTTTCCTTTGGAATGTACAAAACAAATAAACAACTATGCACCAAAGTATTACCACTATTTAGAATCTTGGTAGTATCCAACAAAAAAGGACTTGCCAAGGATTCAAACTAGGAGGACAATTTTAATGCGTTAACCAAAACATTATAAGGCAGAAGGAATCCACATAGTTGTTCAAATCTCTTTATATTATACTATTAGGGGAGAAGTAAAAATCTTACATATACTCACCTGTTTTGATATACTGTTCCCACATATGAGGACTTTCTATAAAAATCTTTGATTGTTTCAAATCAGCATTTTGATTCATTTGACGAAATTCCTTGATAGCCGAAATTTTTGTGCTTGGTAACAGGCTTTCAATGCGATTAATCAAGTCACTACGCATCTTGATAGTAGCCTCTTGAATGTTCTGTACATGATCCACCTCACCAATCACAACATTAATTTCAGTACGCATCATACCATGACGAACCGAAAAATGCTCGGAAAGAATTGCAGTGGCTTCTTGAATGGATATTGCGAATGTTACTTGCATGATAGTCTCCTTTTGATACTATACTATAAGCACCAAAGTAAAAAATTAAAATTTATTCAGCCTTCTTTCTAACTCAATACGATTAGAAATAGATACCGCTTTTGTAGTTCTCTCATTCTTCATTTTCAATTCAATTTCAAATTTCAACCACTTTTCCCCATTGGAGAAAATAAAAAATAAATTATCAATAGAAGTAATAAAAATTTCATTACCAGAAAAATCATAAAATTTTTGATTGACTACTAACATATTTATTCTCCTCTGTTACTATACTATAAGCACCAAAGTAAAAAATAAAAAATATATTAAGCACAATTCTTTTTACTTTAGTGCTTATATAAGTATGATGTCAAAAACCAAAAAATAAAATTCGCAATTCGCAAATCAAAAATAAAAAAAAAATAAAAATAAAAAAGGGCTTTCGCCCTTTTCTTTAGTCGTTAATGACCTTGAATGTTTCACCGTCCAAAGTGATTTCAAGCAAGGAATTGAATCCATAGTTACGAGGCTTGATTGTCTTTTCCAATCCTTGATTTTCGGCATCCTTGGGAGCAGGCTTGCGATATTCGTCAAACTTGCTTGCCTTGAGGTCAATTTCGGCACCTTCCAAAAGGTAGCTAACCTTTGGCTTGTTGTTGGAAATATCGGCATAGGTGCGAAGCTGAAGTTCACCCTTGCCATTGCGAAGCACCTTGCCTTCTGCACCCTTGATCCATTCAACACCAGACATTTCACCAGCTTCAAAAGTAACCTTGATCTGGGAACCAGCGTTTTCCTTTGCCAAGCGATTGTTCACGAGGGTTTCATAATCGGAACCGCAGTACACAACCCCTTCAAAGCACTTCTTAATGTTTTCAGGGTCAATGCCTAGCTTTGTAGTCATTGCACTTGTGCCACGACCTTTGTTTAGCTTGTTTTGCTTTGTCAAAGCCTTGATTCCAATGAAGGAAGACTTTACAGAAGCCATGCGGATTGCCAATTCAGTGTGAGTAATTGTGTTCATTTTTGTCCCCGTTGTTGTTTGTTTCTCTTGATTACTTATAAGCACCAAAGTAAAAAGTTTGTCGTTTCTTTTTTAACCTTGTTGCTTTTCTCTACTATACTATAAGCACCAAAGTAAAAATACATAGACTCAATTTACTAAAGCCGTTTCAACTCTGGTCATCATACTAATATAAGCACCAAAGTAAAAGTAATATAGCTATTTTTTAGCCTTTTGTCAATGCCTTTTTATATTATCCCATTGCCAATATATAGCACTATATAGGCTAATTTTCCCATTTAAGGGCATTCTAGCCTATTCTTTGCAATAGGGTAGGCAAACATATAACCTAGTTAGAAAGTGCCTAGAAAGTACCTTAAAACGGGTTTATTATCAAAGTGATAAGAAGGTAATTTCCTAGCTATAAAAAGCACATCATACTCATATAAGCGTCAAAGTAAAAAATAGGGGATTTCTCCCCTATCTTTATTTCATATATTCACCCATTCCCTTTTGAATTTTTGTGAATCGGTTAGATTCCCCTGTATAATCCTTGTAATCCTTTGCTTTTCGGAAATAAAACATTCCGTCATTATTAAGGTTAAAGTACCAAACTTGCGTACCAATGGTATAGAAACAATATACATATTGATACCCCTTGGATACCTTTATTTCAGTTGCTCCTATTCCTTTTAGTTCCTTTTTGATTAAGGAAAGATTCTTGAGAAGGCTAGGGGAAAGACTTTCGTGACTCATATTAACTCCAAAGTTGTTGTTTCTCTCTGCTATACTATAAGCACCAAAGTAAAAAGGGGAATGTTCCCCTTTTTTATCGGTAGAAAGTTACATCATCGGCAAGCATATCCTCTTGAATGAGTTTTTTTGCTTCATTGCGATTTTTGGCACGAACAAAAAAGAATCCACCATCTAAATCTTGACATACCCAAAGAGTAGTACCTATTCCCCAATAAGCACCACCATTATCATAAGCACCACCATCTACCATTGGGCATTTTTGGAGCTTGCACTTTCCAGAAATATGATCGTTAGCACGACCCATAGGAGCACCAAACTTACATGATAATTGAATGAGTTTAATAGCCATTTGATACCTACCTAGTTGATTTGTTTCTCTCTCTTGATTACTTATAAGCACCAAAGTAAAAACTATCTAAACAACATACCACCTAAACAAAATGCACCCATAATAAAAGCACCAAATAAACTCAATCCAATACTACCATAATCGGTAGATTCTTCTGTATAAAATTCTTCCTCTTGTTCCATATAGTACCCCCCTTTTTGATACTATACTATAAGCACCAAAGTAAAAGAAGTCTACCTAAAAAACCATAAGCACCAAAGCAAAAAGCTAATAAAGCACAACCCAACCTATTTTTTATCACCTCATCATACATATATAAGCACCAAAGTAAAAAAAGGGTTATGCACCCTTTTCTATTTTTTCCCTTTTATATACGCTTCTGTGAGTGATATTTGGCATATTCTTACGATAATCCCTTAATGCTTGCTTTGCGTCCTTACGACTTGTTTCAGTTGTTTCAAGTTCCCATGAACCATGATAGAAACCTTGAATTTCCCAAGTGTCAGTAGTCTTGCGTACATAAGCCATTTTGATCTCCTTTGTTGATACTATACTATAAGCACCAAAGTAAAAAGAAAGTGGGTATTTCTACCCACCTTCCCCAACTAGAGAACGGAACTATTTAAGATCAGCATAAAGGCGCATATAAGCCTTTATAGCACAAGTACCATCACACAAGCTATAAACAGACGAACCATTTAAACGCTTGTTTACTCTTGCTATTTCGCCCTTAATTTGAAGGGCGAAAGCGTCAAAGGTTTTCATCCAATTTCCACCCAAATTATTTAGGTGTTTATCGGTTGCAAAACATTGTTGCAAAAATTCCCTTGTGTAATTTGACTCAACAAACCAACGAATACTAGAGGTGATAAATTGTTCATAGTATTCTTGGTGAGTGCATTCTTTTTTCATGTATTGGGTATGTGTAAGCATAGTAGGCTCCAAAGTTGTTGTTTCTCTCTGTTATACTATAAGCACCAAAGTAAAAAGTCACAGACCCCTATTCTATAAATGCCCATCATACATATAATAAGCACTAAAGCAAAAAGAAGGCGAGTATTTCTACCCACCTTCCCCAACGAGAGAACGGAACTATTTAATTTCGGGAATGACTATATCCATATAGGGAGCCATTCCGCAAATTGCCTTTGCAGGGCTTTTAGACCACTTATTTTCATGTACCATGAGGGAAAGTGTCAAGGCAACTACAATGCCCTTATCGGCTGCCAAATCGGGTGACATAAGCCATTCATTATTGCGATGAACAGCTAGGCAATAATTTTGTGGCATTTGACGGATAGTTTCAGAATAAGCGCAGTGAGTAATTGATACCATTTTGATCTCCTTTGTTGTACTATACTATAAGCACCAAAGTAAAATTGTTACTTCTTTCCACCCAAAACATAACCGCCAATAAGAGCAATTCCTACCCACATATTAATGAACAAAATAAGTAATGCCGATATAGCAAGAATAGCAAGTGTTTTCATAATTAACTCCTAAGTTGTGTAATCCCTTTGATACTATACTATAAGCACCAAAGTAAAAATGTTACAACCAAAGGAGGAACTAAAAATGTCATCGACCCCCATTCCTTAAATGCCCATCATACATATATAAGCAACAAAGTAAGAAATCATAGACGCTGGGTTTTTTACTTGTATGCTTATATATGTATGATACTTAAACAACTCTGACTAGGCTCATAACATTTTTACTTTGATGCTTATAGTATAGTAGAGAGAAACACTACCCCACCCCACCCCACTAGGAGCTACCATGCTACTACTCAATAACGGCATCACTCTTGACCCTACCCTTGAGCATGAGATCAATGCTGATGGACATGGCGTTGATGTGACAGTCATTGATAAGGATGGCTCTGCTCGTACATTCCACAACTGCACAGAGGTACACTATATGTTCCCTCGCTCTGCTCATAGCTTGGGTGATGCGTGTGCGTTTGAGTCTGACATACATAGCACAGGATGCACAAGGGATGTTGATAGTCTGTTGGTTATATCTATCAACACTGCGACACAACGACACGAGGACTACTAACATAGGTGGACAGTATGTGGATAGATGTATCAACGATCTATCCACAGCCAGTCGCTGACCCCCCTCCCCCAAAAGCCCGTATAGGGGGGTATGTTTATAATGTGTGAATAGTGTAACAACTTGATGTTTTATTATGCACACTCGACAACACTATGTTATCATGATAGCATCTTATCATCAACACATCAACATAACATGTCATCATGATAGCATACACTGCACAGCCGAGCACCATATAAAAATAACAGATATTATAAGTGGGGGACAAAAAAGGGAAAAATGATTTAGAGTTACTTTCTATTTCTATAAAAAATTTTGGGTAGGGGTATAATTGATGTACGTGAGTTTTTGTCAGACCCTACCCCCTTATTGAAATTGGAAAGTGATTTATAAAAAATTTTTTGACCCCCCACCCTGCAATAATCAGGCGACTTTGCTATATTTGAATTTGTGAATGAATTTAACATGAACTGGAGTACACTATGTATACAATAATTATATGCGCTATTATTGGGTTGATAATTGGATTAATGATAAGAGAGTGTCAAATCATGTTATCTATACTAGGTGCATTGGTTGGTGTTTGTATTGCATTGTTTTCTGCCATGCCAGTAACACATGATACGACATCATATATGGAATCGTATGAAATTGTATCGATAAATGATAATAGTGGAGTATCGGGATGGTACATGGCGATGACACCGAATATGTCATTTGCGATGTATGTAAAAACATCAGAGGGATATAGATTAATAACTCAGGGTAGTGATACATGTTATGTTTTTGATTGGTGCGATAGCGTTGGCATATATTGATTATTTACATGAGAAGGTTAAGGTACACGTATGAGAATATCGAATAGGCAGATTATAGCGTTGATGGCAGTATTGAAGGATTCCTTATGCATTGTTAATGGCATGGGTGGATATAATCAGGAGCAGTTGGTAGCATTGTACAATGAGTTGATTAATCAGCAAGATGGTACGGTAAAGGAATTAGGAGAGTAATATGGGTATTAGAGTAGATGGTGATGAGCTTCGCATACAGATTCCTACGGTGGAATCCTGTGATGATATATTAAGTAATCTTGATAGTTTTGGTGTAGTTATAGGTGAGTTGGTACAGAATCGTAAGAATTCATTAATTCTTATGGGAGAGAATCATAGTAAGTATGCTGAGTGGTGGAATACTAAGATAGTACCTGAGTTATTGTCTATGAGTTTGAGTGATGATGATGTATGGAAATGGAATCAATTAGTTAGGCAAGAGTTTGACATGTGGATTAGGTTAAATCGACCAGTGGGTATAGATGAGGTTACTTGGCTGAGTGATCGTCGAGGATTTAGTCCTACGCAGACTATGGTATTGATTGAGGGATTGAAGGTAATTGGTTTATATACTTATTCTAGTTGGTAATATGGAATTCAATAACTATCAATTAAGTAAGACATTTGGAATTTATAAAGCCACAAAATCTGAATCAATTGAATGTATTGAATTACCACATTATGAAAAAGGACTCTAACGAGTCCTTTTTTTATTAGTATTTATCTAAATTTCGTTGCCATCTAGCTTCTCTATTTTCTGCTTGATACTCAGCACGACTATCAGAGGCACCACTTTCATAATCATTTAATAATTGTTCATTCAAACTGTCATCATGTTCTATTTTTTGTTTTATGGTGCTAGTTATTTCAGGGTCTGTAGTTTCTTCTATTTCAAGTTCTTCGACTGCTTCGCCTGTTGATGTGTATATATTAACCATTATATTTGACATAGTAACTTCGATGCCATCTTCAAACATTGAACCTTCGCCTGGTTCATCCCATGAGCCTTTGCTTCCACCGTAGTATCCACTACCTTCACCAGTAATATCTGCTACATATAATTCAAGTTTTGTAATAGTTTCTGGTTGTATATTATTCTGTTGTATCGCACTTATCATTGTTGGGGATTGTTGTATTAATGCAATAATATATTCAGGGGATTCTGAAATTAGTTCGTATGTATTATCTTTAGGATAGTATCTATCTGTAAATTGACGTGCTTTACTGGCTTCGTATATTACACTAAATCCATTACGGATTGATTCAATAAGTGGTTTGTCATAATCTTCTAATGAAGATAAGAATTGTTTAAATGTATCGGTCATAATAATATTCCTATTTTGATAATAGTTTATATTATGCTAGATTTAGAATGCCAAATTTGCGTAGTAGATCCCGACTTTGTATATTTCCAGTGGCAATTATCTGCTTATCTGGGAAGTTATCGGCTTTAATATTAAGTAATTCTTTTAGTAATTTGGTTGCATAACCCATTCGTTGGTATTTATCATCGGTATGAATCATTTCAATATTGATATAATTTTCAGGATCTCTACCTTCTCGTGTTGTATATGTAGTAATTGGATTTACTGAATATATTAGGTGTGCTATCTCATTTCCTGATTTGTTCACTGATATTTTCCACATTCCCCATCTAGATTGGTATTCATTGGTAATAGTTTCATCACCATCTACATTTTCAAAGCATAATGAATATGCAGTTTCGATTGATTCAATTAGTGCTGGGTTATGTGGTTTTAGTGTGGTTAAGAATGATTTAAACATTGTATATTATTTGTTATATACATCTGTTTATATCATTCTATAATTTACACCAACTTACCAAGTGCATTAAATGCAGCCACGCCAATTTCGCCTATTGTAGTGCATACGATAAGGAATAAAAAGAACGTCAGAACTGGATTTTCTTCTGCAAATTCGAGAAAATCTTTAAATTTATTAGAATTGTTATCCATTATTTATATCCTTATTTAATTGTTCCAATAACTTATCAGCAGATGCTTCATTAGTTACAGTAACTAGTTTATTTCCATCGGGAGTGATTATATCCCAAAAAGTGTCATTATCAATGTTCTTTATTTTTGTGTATGTCATCTCTAATTCCTATTATAAATCTTTCCATCATGGTATATGGCTTAACTACCTCTTTACCATTTTTTATTGCATATACTAATGGATATACATCACTAAATATAAGTCTTTCATTACCATCAGTTAGAGTCATTTGATATTTATTTACACGTATATCAATCTCATATACGTTGGCTGTTACTCCATTGTATGTACATGACCATAAATGCAATAATGGCGGTGATATATTAGTATCTTCATGTCATATAATTTGCTCATTTAAGGTAGCGTCAGTTAATGCTTCTATTAAATTTGTTTGCATACTTCCTCATGCGCTATAGGCGACTAATCCATATTTAATTTCATATTTACAATTCATTTTTTCCAGTAATAATTTAGTTGCTGGATGATTAGTGAATATCTCTCTATCGATTGGCAATTTTGCACCAAAATTTCTATTACATATTATCACTTCACTGGTTTTAAATTCTTCTTTTGATAGATTAATTTTATTCCAATCTTCATCAATCATTTCATTGACAAATTCAGGTGAATAAAACCAATCATATAAGTGTGCATCAGATACTACATCATCGGAATTAGAATTAAATGAATTAGGTTCTTGTTCTGTGAAATCTAACCAATCAATTTTTGAACCGCATATAGGACAAAAATTGAACTTATCAGATACTTCTTTCTTATTGTTTTCGCATTCTGCATTTGTGCATCTAGTTTCTTGGTACTCCACATCTTTATTATTTGGTGTAACAAGTATATAAAATCCTTTATAATTACTGTCTTGATATCCCATAAGTAACTCCTTACTTTCTAAAGTCAATTAAAATTTTTTTACTGAATGGATAAAATTTATTTTGATGGGTGTATTCAATTCTATTTTCATACAGAACCACATATACTTCGTCATCATCCCATCCTTCATAATATCCTATTTTGATGCAATCATCTTCGACATGATATTTTGAATTTCTGCATTGGTTTGGTTCAAATTTTCCAACAAGGATTTCTCTAATTCCAACATCGGTATGTCGTTTAAACATTGATATTATTATTTGCCGAACTAGATGCTCTGATAGTTCTCTCAATTCTTTATAATTGTATTTCATGTTCCTAATATAGAAAATTTCTTGACAATTTGGTGAATTTTTCTATATTCATTATATGAGTAATTTTGCTGGACATGCAACTGCTGGTATTGTAGCATCTTCTATATATGCTGGTTCATTGTTTTTTGTCAAAAGCAAATGGAATTTATCTGTTGATGATATAATAATACCAAGTATGTTAATGCTTGTGTTTTCATTATTCCCAGACATTGATATTAAATCCACACCATCAAAGATATTTTATACAGTAATCTTGGGTGCTTTGTTGTACCTGTATTTGAGTGGGTTGTATAAATTAGGTAACTTATTGGCTATAATTGCGATTATACCACAGGTTGTTTCTCATCGAGGGATCTTTCATTCACCCATAACAGCCCTTGTGTTACCTAGTTGTGTATTTTACTTAAAATATATTGGTGAAATCGACCTAAAATTAGCTATACTTGTTTACATAGGATCTGTTATTGGTTATTGTATTCATATAACATTAGACAGAATATAAAAGGAAATAAATGGCAAAGCAGAGAATTGAAAAACCAATAAAAATCAGCGGTGAATTTCCTGTTGATTTATGGTCAGTGGTTATTGACATGGTATCATTGAATACAATCGGACCTGTTATTGTTATGAAGAAAGGTTGTCCGATGCAAAATAATGATTCTTATATGTTATATACTATAAGGACTAAAAAGGAAATGAGTAAATTAGGGTATTCTGTATATAAGATGCCTGAGAAATTTATCATTGTAGCATTAACTAGATCTGGGTGTATGCTTGGGTTGAGTGTTGAAGGTGCAAAATTAATTGAGTCTCTGGAAACTAATATACAGAAATTCAAAACCACTTCATTAACACGCATTTAAACACTAAAAGTCGAGAAATCGACTTTTTTATTGTATATTTTATGTTATGAAACGCAACACATTACTTAGAATTGAATTTGACTTTGTAGATACAAAAAATGGACTGAATTCAATATATAAATTAGTCCATAAAAAAATTCCACTTGTACTGGATGTATTATCCTATGAAATATCAACACATTGTACATATATCGGTGATAATGGATTAGTTAGTGTTGAGTTTTTCGTTCCTAAAAAGTTTGAAACCGAATTACGTTCAGCTTTTTTTGATGCTGTTACCAATCATAAAATATTTGATATGTCTATTAATGGTATTGAAGTAATACCATTCTCTATAGCCACCGTTACTAGATCAATGCTTCCACATGGATTTAAGCCAGTTGAAAAGACTAAACGATTTAGATTTGTTTGATGTTATATATTTATCCATACTAGCAAAAATTTCTTTATCCATTTCGGATTGTATTTCTTTTTGCATATGATTGACTATTTCTTGCATTAAATCGTATCTACGCTGTAGTTTACAATACCAACTCACCAGCATCCATTCTTTACATAACCAATAATTAGTTTCAAAATCTAAACCAATATTATGTAAATTGTTAACCTCATTAAATGTATGTATCGATTCTAGATCAAATACAACAGGTAAGTGCTGGTCATTTACTTTATATTGAGTATCTAAATTCCATTCAGCTTTTAGATAATGTTCGATTTCTGGATCTATCATATTAGTCCTTCAAAGAATCTAGCTTCTGCTGATTTTTGTGATCGTGGTAACACTTCTTTATACAGAAGTTCTAACTTATCGCTTTCATCGGTTCCGTCAACCGTAACTAGTGCATACACGGTATCAATCTTTAATGCAAATCCACCATAACCATCATATTCTAAACGAATACAAATATCGTTATTGAATGTTTTATAAATTCCATCCTGTGATGAGTACCAGGTTATTTTTTCTATTTTTGTTAATTCTATCAATTTATCTAGTGTAGACATTGTAAATCTCCGTTATATTACAAATATAGCAATTTATTTACAATACATTGGTACAAAATAATCTTTTATGCGATGATATAGTGCATTATATTTAGTTAATCCAACTAAAACATTGAGAGATATAAGTAAGTTATCACCAAATACACTGTACAGGAATTCATAATCATCTTTAGGTAATACCGCATTATACTGATCTAATGAATATGATTCGGGTGTATCATTATAAATATCTTGTGATATTTTTATGGTTCGTATGAGAATATCACCATGTATATTACATAATACACTTGTTATAGCGTCATTGTATTCAAAATATGTTTTATAAAGGAATACAGCAAGTGTATCTAAATCAGGATGTATTTTATTAAGCTCTATATATAAGAAATATGCCTTCATAGAAAGGAAGGCATTTGCATATGAACTACATTTAACTATAGACATTAGATCATCGACATTATTAATTTTCATGAAGCTGAATCTCCTGTCTATAGTTTATATATTATCAACCGAAGCTAATGTCAGCTTCTTTCTTCACAATACTTTCTATTAGTGTGCTTGTGCCTTCTGCATCAACGACATAAACGGTTCCCGATTTTATCGTGAATTCGTTAAATTGTTTTTCAGTTAGTTCATTGGACTCACCTGCAACATATAGAGTTATTGGTTCTTCGCCTTTATTCAAGAACAATTGCACCAATTCTTCCTTGGTAATTTTGCCAAATTTTTCAACTTTGACAATTTCACCAGTTAGATGATTTTTAATTTTTGTTATTTCTGCGAATGGAACAATATCAACATGTTTATCTAGTAAACTTTTTATAGACAATCCATCATCGGAAATTGCTACAATCTTAAACAGGTGAATTGTATTGTTCTTTCTTTTGGTAGTAAACTGATCTGGATATTCTTTAGTAAAAGATCCAAACATTGGTTCGCTAACATCGGTTGTAAATTTATACTGACTCATATTACCTTCTTTTTTAGGGGTTGTTACCAAATATAGAAATAATCCACTATTTTTTGGGTATAATTTTCTATATTATTTTTATGGATAATTTACAACATGCGCTAATGTTTGATTCTGACGATGGTGATGGCTTTCTAGATGATTGCATGCCATTTATCCCAACGATACCATACATGATATACTCAATGATCATGCGTTAAGACGCAATCTGTCTTATCACTGTGCTGAAACTGTAGGTAAAGGTATTATAAACGAACTTAAAGACAGATATCCAAATAGCAAAATAACAGAAATAAAAATGTCTAATGGAACACCACCTAAAAAATTAACCTATGCACCAGATAGAACAACTGGTGTAGAAGGATATCCATATGTTAAGGTTGATTTCAAATGGCGATCAGGAACTAAAGAGTTAGATCCTAATGACATGGATAACAAACATTTAGAAAATTCCATAAATTATGTAAAACGACTGGTTGATGCAGGTGAAAAAACCGATATAGAGGGTGATCGAGTAATTCGTGGGTTTAAAAAGATATTAGAAGCTCGAAAGAATTCATCTCCTGTTACAGAAACGGTATCCGAAATCTTTAAAACTGTAAAGGGGATGGAAAGTCCCCTCATATCAGTAGTGGATAAATCAACTGGTGAAGTGGTGGATTTAGATAATATTCCATATGCTGTTATTTTAGACATGGTAAAAAAATATAGTAACTGATCTCCAATAATTATTTTTTATAAACTAATTATAATTATTGGAGATATTATGAATTCAGAAAAATTCTACACATTCGTTAAAACTATAGCAGGTAAAGATGCTATTTTAGCTGAATCCGTTATTGAGGCACATAAGTTAATATACGGTGATACATTAACCGAAGGTAAGATTGGTAGAGCATTGGCTACTGCTGGTCTAGGATTAGGTTTAATGGGTGTTGCACCACAAACTGCACATGCTGGATGGTTTGATTCAGATAACTCAAAAACAGAAATGGTTGCAGAGCAATCACCAGAAGCAGTACAGAAGCATACTAAACAATTACTACAATTGGTTGGTGATGATTTTATTGAAACTAACAGTTTTATGGGTTCTGAAAATGTAGAGAAATTAGCAGACTACATTAATTCATTACCTGAAGATTTAAAAACAGTTGCTCTTTCTGAATGCGGTAGATTCCGAAATCAATTCAAATTAGGTACGCCTGATGATAATATCGTAAAAGCATTAGGACAATATAGCGTAGCAATGCGTTAATATGTAATAAAAATATCTAAATTTATGACCTCCAATGTAAATTGGGGGTCTTTTTTTGTATTATCTTTAATTTTAGTATACTAAGATGAAAATAATCTATCTTAATACAATAATTAAATTATGTTGTATGATAACGGAAACTACAAAGGATATGAAAAATGGCTTCCACATTAACAAAAGAACAATTTATACAAAAATCAAAAGATGTACATGGATCAAAGTATTCATATGAAAAAACAATATATGTGAATATGAGAAAGCCGATTACCATAATATGCAAAAAACATGGCGAATTTAAGCAGTCTCCAATGAATCACTTAAAAACCGAAGGATGTCCTAAATGCGGATATGAAGGTAGACATAAGAAAGAAGCACCAAAGGTAGAACCAAAGGTAGATGAGAATGATATTAATTTCACGGAGGATTCTGATGAAGTTATTGCTATGAAAATAGTGGACAAGTATGAGACAAAAATATCTTCAATAAATAACCATGTAAATCCATTTACAAATTTGCAATCGGTTATATACAAGAAACCAATACCAGAAGTTCCTGTATTAGCTACCTTACATCTTACAGAAGAGATGCTTAAAAATATTAAAGCAACCGATACTGTTGTATACGACGATATAGATGACAACGATCTAGATAATGTTATTAATGATTTGAATGGTATAAAGGATAATACAGTAAAATTAATTAAAAAGGTGCTTACGGTAAATTGGGATAGTATTGCATTAAATCCAACCCTTCCATTTGTGGAATTGATACGCAATAAAGAAAATATATCGATAGTAAATTTCATTCATTCACCTGCATTTTTAATATACACATCGACAAATGAATTGTCATTAGCATCTAATATATTAACAATGGATGAATTTAAACAAATTACTATACAATATCCACATATAGCAAATTCAATAAAATTGTCACCTGATTGGTTTGATGTAGAAGAATATACTGAATATTTATATACATACTATGTAATTCCACGTATGTTAAATTATGGTTATAGATTAGATAAGAATATAATATCTAAATTCAAAGCTAGAATAATTCATTTTTGTATCGAATATATGGCAACACATACAGATATTAAGTCACTCCATAAGACATCAACATTATTGCGAGCATTACCTGAAGAATTATTTATGGTAGTATATGAAGGCGTTGGTGTATGTTTAATGAGACATAATTACCTTACAGAATACATGAAAGCCAATTACTTACATGATTCAAACTTAGAAAAATTAATAACTATATCTACTCGTGATATAATGACATTAATATCAGAAACGCAAGTACCATCATTAAAATTCGTTAAAAAATATAGAGATTCATTGGATGTAATTCTAATAATGCGTTCTATGATAAAGAATAATAGAATATTCACTTCTTATGTTGATGAATTTATCGATGATCTAATGGCATATAATAAAAAGCGTGATGAAGTACTTGGTGATAAAGTTATAAATTTCACAGGGAATACAAGTGAAAGTTATGTTGAAAATTCAGGAATACTTAGTATGGATAGTGCAGGTGATTTCTTTACAATGCCTAATAACTTTATTAATTATGTTGAACGATCAGGAGCGTCATCTAGATTGTTTAAATACTATCAAGAAGATATCTTGAAAAATATATATGCAAAAACCAATAGTAAATTATACAAGAAATTATATGAATCTATTAGATTTGATAATGGAAAGAATAACGAAATGATTGCATCTATTCAATCCGAACTGGAAACCTTGCTAAACAATAGCAAACAACTCCAAGAGAAATTGAATAAATTCAAGAAAAGTATATAACAAGAAAGCCACTTAATAAGTGGCTTTTTTCATAATAAATCGAAGTTGGTTGCTGGTGGTGTGTGTTGTATTTCATATGGATCTATGTAATACATCCCAACCAGGTAATCAGCGTAATTAACTTTCTCGATCTGGTAATATATTTTAACATCAACGGGTGCACCATTTACAAATGGATTTTTCCAGTGATATTTACATTTATATGTTTCTTGTTCTCGAAATTCCTGACCTATCTTAGTTTGAATTGGTAACAATAAGTTATGTGCATCAAACTCTATATATGCCCCATGATTTCCGATTACAATGCGATTGTAGCCATTTAATAAAGGAGTACCATCATTCAATCGAATTGGTAAATTAAAGGCTCCAGAGTCCTTATAATCGGAAAAATTGAGCCTCAATAATTCAGTATAAATATGGCGTATAATTATAGATTCGTCAGCGGTGAGAGAATTGTAATTCCCTCCCTCGGCACTGTTCCAAAATTTATTCCATATTCGGTGATATTCCCTTTCAGGAAATATTTGACTTGGTAATATCATTAGATTTTACCTTGTTATTTATATCACTTACTTGTATGTAAATTGCATTTAATATGCCAGTAACAAACGCAATAATAAACGCCAATCCAATTGATTTTTTAGTATCTATTTTTAATACCTTATTAATCACAAGGAAAAACATTGTGCCGTAGGCTGCTAATACTGTTAAGTTTTTAATAAGTGCTTTCATATCATTTCCTCATTGATGATACTAACAAATATACAATAAATGCAACTACTGCTAATATAATTAATTTACTGAATAGCCAAGTTATTAGCATAGCAGTTGTCTTTATTATAACAACAATAAAAATTAACAGGAATGCCAGTAAAATTAATTTAGTCTTTGTTGACATATTGCACCTTTGAAATTATTTCTTGAAATGTCTTTGGTTCATAATCTTGCATATCTACACCAACTTCAAATGCACGTTCATGGAAAGATGGTCTAGTTCCGTGTACATGTCCATAGAAGTGATATACACCGTTATAATAACCGTTCCATTCATACATTGGATAATGACATAATACAATTTTATTATTGCAATCATGAACAATATGAATAAGTTCTGTAAAAAATGTATTCTTTATCTTCTTAGATAGAATGTTTTTTGGATCATGGTTTCCACGGACAATATGCTTAAATCCATTTAATGATTCCATGTGTTTAATAAAACCATCTACCTGCATGCATATATCACCTAGAACATACACATGATCTTCTGGTTTTACTCGTGCATTCCATTTATCTTTCAATGCCTGATTCATTTCTTCGGCAGTTGCGTAAGGTCGATCACAAAATTTTATTATGTTGAAGTGATCGAAATGTAAGTCGCTTGTATAGTAATTCATTTATTTCTCATATTTAGTTATTTGTTCAAACAGTACATCAAATGAACTGCATTCTTCTTCATCAATTATAAATTTTAATTCGTTATTAGCTACGATGATAAAATCTTTACAGTATTTAACATGATAATTACCACATAGATGTGCATCGTTGCGTAACATTAAAACTTGTCCGAATCTTAGCGTATTAAACTGGTAATCTAACCCATGTTTAATCATTTCAATACGCATATCTTCGGGTACTTGTAATGATGGAGTTAAACATAACACACTTCCATTGTCAATATAGCACATATCTAATTCAGTTTTCCAATCTTTGGTTTTCTTCAACTTAATGAATTGTTCCAATGGTGTTTCATAAGAAAATGCTGTATCGGTTCGTAAGGAAGGTAGTATACGTCCATCAAACAAATATACTTTACCAAATGAAGATGCTGGTAAAGTCACATCATAATAATTTTTCCAAGTCTTCCCACCTACTTTCCATGTGGAATAATATTGGGTATGTATATCAGATTTACCTTTGTTGGTCAAGGTTTCTAATGTCATTGTTGCTGTATGTCCAATTCTGACTTTATTTATTGTTTCCAATACCTTTTTAAATCTGTCTATTTCAGGATCTGTTATATCGATATCATCCTCACCTAGATAGGCATTCTTCATAACAAGTGCTTGAAATATTTCTTGTATTCCTAATGGACGCAATTCGCCATCAGTACCAAGTCCAAATTCAATTAAATAGGAATCTATTGATACTTTATCTAATAGGTATAGTGATGTGAAATCCATAAGAGGTGACAGGATAGTTTTATCACATCGTCTACCTAATATGTCACCACCAACATCAACTTCTATGAATACATCGTATTCTTCACGCTCGATTAGCTTATTGAGTTCAGTTACTAAATTCTCGGTTCCAAATTTAGTAGATAATTCAAAAAATTTACCAACCTTATATCCAGCATTCCGTGCTGTTTCTGGTAATAGTGAATCCAAAAATGATATTTCTAGTCTATTAAGTGGTCTATTTAAATATCGTCTAACTGGTGTATTAGTTATTTCATTCACAGCAAGTTCTGAATAACCAGCAAACTCATGTATAGCACCTGGACTTAATACAACATGATATTCCTTGTGCTATTAAATAGTCGGCAATTAAGGTAGCACTTACGATGTCATTACCACCACCAGTACCTAACAATAATGCTTTCTTATATTTTGATAATCGATTATTAAACATGATTATTTAGACCATGATTTATATGGTGATTTTATTAGATTTGTATTTGAATATTTACGTTGATCACTTACATCTCGTAAAATCCATTCGGGTAGATCATATTTAGTTTTACTATGAGGAAGTTCAATTTCAGCAATAACCAAGCCTTTATTCTTAGCATGAAAAACATCTATCTCCCAATATAACTCATCATCCATATCAGGATTTGGTACTATCACACCAGTTACATTAACCATATATCTAGTCTTTTTTATGGTATCTGTACATAACGTATTAATCATATCACGAGCATCTTGATATGGAATTTTGTATTCATATTCAGGACGTGAAATACCTTTAGTTGGACCTTTAATTGTAATAAATCCTGTATGATCATCACCTGAACTAACAGATCTCACACGCACCACTTTGCCGTTACTAGATGATATATAACCTTGGGTTATTATCTTAGTAAAATGACTCAATATATGTGATTTCCATTTATTATTTTTTATTAAATATTTTCTTTCAATCTCAATTCCCATAATACTCCTAACTACTTAATACCAGTGGTTTGTCTATAATATAATCTGTTATTTCAGTCATATTACAGAGTTCCCAAAGTTCGTGAAATTTTTTTACTTGAAATCCATCGGAACTCATTTTCTTAATTGCACTAAAAAAGGAAAGAACATTCTTTGAATCATCGGGTAAGTTATCTTGTACAATTTTTGCATTTCCCCAACGTTCAACGTAGTTGAAATGCAATAAAACCTGTGCAATACTATTACATTCAATCGGTGATTTCAGCGATTCTGCCGTAGAGATAAAACACAGTTTACAGGTTTTAGCCATTACAGCTCACCCTTATTATTTCGATTAATCAATAACACAATTGCCTTGTTTTTTATAGTTCTAACATTTTCATGTGATATATTTAAAATTTCTGCCAATTCACGAACAGTCTTTTTTTCACCGTCATCAAAACCAAAAATACCTTCAACCACTCTTCGTTGTATAGGTGATAATCCATTCAAAGCATTTCGTATTGTTTCTGATGCCACAAAATCGGATTCGATATTGCATACATCACTTAGTGTATCACCTATTGTCAAATCTGTATTATCTAATGGTTGTTCTATTGATACACCACCAAAAATATTACTACTGATAACATCAAATTCATCACTTGCATTATTTTCTTCATCATTGACAGTATCTACATAATGCAAATACAGTTCTCTGTGTTTGTTGCTTGGATAACGGATCAAACTTTCATTACTTTCGGCATTACGATTTATAGTGCATTTTATCCACCATGAAGCGTATGATGAAAATTTAACATTTCGTGTATGATCGAAATTATCAAATGCTTCTATTAAACCCATCACGGCATATCCTTTCAAGTCATTTGGATCTACCTGCTTCCACCGTTTCATATAGACTAAAGCACAACCCATAGCGAACTTCATATTGTGCTCTATTATTTTATTTCGTAGCTTCTCTTTAAGATTTTCGTCTGATGTATTTTTATATTGATCGAATATTTCGAACTCTTCTTGAATTGATAGTACTGTGTGGTTTTTGCATTTATAATCTCTACTCATGGGTTCTCCAGTTTTTTCTTGACATCAATATAGAAAAATGTTTTGTATTTGTAAATGAAAATCGATCATATATTTAAATATGATCGATTTATTTTTCATACTGCTACAGGTGCTTTAATAAATGGGTGATGCTGATAATTAATTAATTCCCATTGATGTGATTCCCACGTGAATATGTTTACATCATCTGGTAATTTTAATGTTGGTAATTCATATGGTTCACGAGACAATTGTATATTTATCTGATCCATATGGTTCTCATAAATATGAGTATTAGCCAAAAAACCATTAAGATATCGTGCAGTTAACCCTGTTTCTTTTTCCAATAATTTCATCAACATACCATAGCTTGCTATATTATATGGCAATCCCAAGAATACATCCACTGATCGTTGATGCCATATTAAATCAAACTCAGTTCCATTTGAATGTACTTCAAATGCCCAATGACATGGAGGTAATGCCATCGTATTAGCTTCAATTTCAATTGGATTCCATGCACTTACAATCATTCTGCGATCAAGTGGATTTGTTTTCATTCTATCAACTAAATTTTTTAATTGATCTATACCATCAAATGCATTATATGAATATTCAGTATCATTGTTCTTGTCAACTTTATATTGTTTACCAAATGATCTCCATTGATATCCATAAATCGGACCTAAGTCGGTTTCATATAACTGTATAGCTTTGTTAACATCAATCGCAAAAGATACACTGCGATGATTATTACATAATTGAGTTAACATTGGCACCATTTTTGGAGATAGTGACGGATTTTCCTTTTGTCTTTTCAATAATATATCTAATTGAACATCAGCATCCATTGAATGTCCATATATTACATTTATTGCTTGTGGATTACACCATTCATCCCAAATATAACACTTTCGCTCCTGATACCATTTTTTATCAGTTATTCCTTTGATAAATCCCTCCAATTCGGTGAATATGGTTTGTGGATTTATCTTTTTGCTTGTCAATAGCGGAAATCCAGTTCTCATATCATGTACAAAATGTCTACCAACAACCATTTTTGTACGAATTCCTGTTCTATTACCAACTAATTCACCATTTTTTAGTACATCAGATACTAAATCTAAATACGTTTTCATTTTATTTCTCCGATATTATAAACATTAAACACAATACCAATAAAAGGTTCTTTATGATATCATGCATTTATTCTATTACAAATATAGCAAATAATAAGAAATATATAGGAAGTACGAAAAATTTTAATACAAGAATTAAACAACATTTATATAACTTACGTCATAATATACACATAAATATTTACTTACAGAGAAGTTTCAATAAATATGGAGAATCATCTTTCGTCTTTGATATAATAGAAATAGTAGATGATATATCAAACCTATTAGAGCGAGAGGATTTTTATATAACAGCATTAAATGTTAAAAATTATACATATGGATATAATTTAGCTAATGCATCTGGAGGTGATATAATATCAAACCACCCAAATAATGCAATTATACGAGAAAAACTATCAAATACCATGAAAACTAAGTGGGTTAACATGACCAACGAAACTCGCAATAAATGGATTGAATTACATACTGGTAGTAATAACGGAATGTTTGGTAAAAAACATTCACTTGAAACAAAAGAAATAATAAAAACAAAATTAACAGGAAGAAAACTATCAGATAAAACGAAGACCTGTATGAAACAATCATTTACCAATATCCGAAGATTGCAATTGAGTGAATTAGCCAAACAAAAAACAGGAGCATTGAATCCATTTTATGGAAAACAACACTCAAACAAAACTAAAGAACTTATATCAAAAAAGAATAAAGAAAGAAATTTCATTCCACCTAATAAAAAACCATTTATCATAGATAATATAAAATATGAATCATTACAGGATGCTTCCAATAAATTAAATATATCAACTACCGTAATTAGATGGAGACTATTATCAAAAAACCCAAAATTTGTTAATTATATTTATGTATAAACTAATTATGTTATGCACCCTAATCATCTTGCTTTTATTTCTCACGTAAAACAAGAATGTCGAACTCACGACATGAGATTATTACTATCAAAAAAACAAATACTACGAGATGGCATACATACATACGGTGGTTATTTTGATGAAGAAAAAATAGCAGTATCATCAGGATCAGACGGTTGGGTTATCAGAACATTAGCGCATGAATATTCACATTTACTACAGTGGATTGAATTAGATCCAGCATATTTTAAAACTAAATTACGTGGTGGTATTGATTCAATAACAATAATGAATAAATGGATTGAAGGTCATGAATATAAAAAATCTACTGTAAATAAAGCATTATCTCTCAATCGAGAATGTGAATTAAATTGTGAAAGACGAACCATAAATGTAATAAAACAATTTAACTTACATCTTGACATTAATAAATATTGTCAAGCGGCAAATTCATATATATTGAGTTATAATTTTGTGAAGAAAGTTAGAACGTGGGATTTTAAAGGCTCTATATATGATAAAGAGATTGTTGACGAAATGCCAACCGATTTATATTCATTAGATTATAGTAGATTACCTCGACAATATGAGGCATTGTTTAGAAAGGTATTAATGTGAATGTAAATATTGTTCACGAAAATCTTTAGCGTATTTTTGTATCCAGTCGCTAATAGCATTGTTGCCTAAATCATGACCAACTTTTTCGGATTCTATCCATTTATATTTTTTCATTTCTTCTGCTTGTAATTGCAGAAAATTAGTAAATTCTTGTATATTATTACAAATTTTATCTTCCATATTCCCCTCAATAATCAGATAAAAAATCCTTTATATATTCAACAGATCTATCACACGATAGCATTTCGAGTATTATAGGGTGTAATTTCATTGATAATAAATCACCAAGCTCAACCCATTTATATTGTTCATGCTCATCATTGATAACTGGTTCTATTCCATGTAAGAGTATTCCTAAATATAGAAACATTTGATGTAAATGTCCAGAAGAATCTTCATCTTCTTTAATAAATATAGGTTTTTTAGAAATTTCATATGATTCTGGTGATATACCAGTTTCTTCTTGATATTCACGTTTTGCGGTTTCTAGTGGAATTTCACCATCTTCAATAGTTCCACCGAATGGACACCATGTATTAGGATTCCAATTAGTATTGGATGATCTATAACCAAGCAATATGGAATTGCATGATTTATTAAACATTAATATGAATGATCCACCAAGCATAAAAAAAGTTGCATAAACCTCGATATGCAACTAGTTTATATTATTTTGTTTCTACATTATCTTCTTCATACTCTGATTCATTATCAGGATATTCTGTACCTGTTTCATCAGTATCAGCATCCTCGTCAAGATCACAATCAAAATTTCTTAAATCTCTGAAATTTTCATTGTCATGTTCATTATCAAATCGGTTACTGTATACATCACTATTTCGTTTAGCTTGTTTACTTTCGTAACGTATAATAATATCACGAATTAGCTTATGTCTGACAATATCATTTATGTCAAGATGAACGAATCCAATTCTATCAACTTTCTGCAAAAGTTTCTGGGCTTCTCTAAATCCAGACATTGACGATCTTTCCAAATCTGATTGATTTATGTCACCACATACAATTAATTTAGAACCTTGTCCAAGACGAGTTAGCATTAATTTCATTTGTGTTGTAGTAACATTTTGTGCTTCATCAAGAATAATGAATGACTTTGATTTTGTAGATCCTCGTAGATAAGCTAATGGACATACATTTACTCTTTTATAAAAATCTTCATTCTGAGACTTTTTAGATGGGGCATCGTTTGCTGGCTTCTTTTTTAACATTCCCTTCTTATCTCGATAAGAATTCTGTTGTTGTGTTGCACCTATTTTTGTATCCATTTCTGATGTAATACGTTTGCCCTTAACAACTTCAATAGCTTCATATAATGGTTGCATATAAGGAGCAACTTTTTCTTCAAACGTTCCAGGTAAGAAACCTAATTCTTCACCTGCTTCTACAATTGGTCTAGTTAGCACCAGTTGATCATAAAGACCTGCATCTATCCCAGCAATTCCGTACCATGTTGCTATAACCGTATTATGAGTCACTATAAAATCATCTGTTATATATAAATGTCTAGGATGATCGATAGAAATACATTGACATTTATCATTACCGACAAAATTAATTTCTTTTATGTATCTAACTGGTACATATTTAGATTTGGGTATATATCGTTCTATTTTTCTACTTAATCTGAATGGAATTATATCAGGTGGTAATTTAATAATCATTCTATATGATACATGTCCATTTTTTTTAACACCTTTATATGAATATGATGGTATTTTTTCTGTAACTGATACCTTCCCACCTAATGATTGTATTATTAATTTAACATCATCCGACAATGTTTTTGATGAGGTTGAATATTCAATAACATGTCCAGATTTATCAATACTACCATCACTATCTAATAATCCTTGTAATAATGCAATTCTATTATCTAATGAGGTGTACTTATATATATCAGGTATAAATTTATCATACGATAATTTATTCATTAATCCAATGGATGAAATAATTTCATGTATTTCACATTTACTAGATGAACTTCTAAATAATTTTTTAAATATATATGAAATTCCATCTTTTCGAATATCACCATTATATTTTTTAGCAATATCATAACAATAATCACTAATCTCATCATCTACTGTTGTTATGCTTACTCTACCACCTCTGGTAGAACCATCTCCTAATAGAAACCCAATAAAATACGGATCTAATGGTAATTCTAATCCAATAAAATTAATGTTACTCACCATTGGTATGCTATGATTTAATCTATTATCATGTCCATATAAAGTATCTTTTATAACTGCTAAGTTTTTTATGCTTGGTGTACCGTAAGATAGAAGTCGTTTATCTCGTTCTAATTCAGTTTTTGTTTCCCATAAATGCTCAAGGCAACAATGAGTTTTTGAATTATCGTCAAATATAACCTCATATATATCTTTATTGCCTTGTGGAAATATACCGGTAATATCACAAATTGAACCATCAAAGGCAAATATTTTATCTCCTATATTAACATCACCCATTAATTTCCATCCTGATGGTGTTAATAGTTTTGATGTTAATGGTTGTGCTTTGCCTGTTCCGGCAGGTCCATTAACAAAAATAATATCATTAGATTCCATTGCCTCTAATAAGTCTTGTTGTCCTCTTGTTATTGGTCTTAATATTTTCCCATGTTTATCTTCGATAATTGGGGTCCCATGATACTTTGGTGTGTTTGCCATTTATATCTCTCTTTTTTAGGCGTTACATAAGTTGTTTATAATAACATATATTCTAAATAACTTACCTGTCGGTTAGGTTGATAATAATAATTTATAATGTTTACCATTGACAGTAAGTTTCATATTATGTTGAGAAAATATGAACATGGATCTATGATTATCATTATTTATAGTAGATCCACTATCTGTATTAATATCGGTAACTACAACACGTGCGATCTGTGCTCTTGCTATTTGTAATGCACAATTCTCACATGGAAATCCAGTTACATATATTGTAGATCCAATGAGTTTATCTTTATTACCAAAAAATATCGCATTAGATTCAGCATGTGACATAAATGGATACTTATTAGATTCGAATGCACATACAGTTATATCCGATGTATCTTCATCCAATACCATATACGTTAGAGTTTCTGTGTCTCTTGAATGAGGCACTCTACTATCGTTAAATCCAGATACGGTTCCATTATACCCCCATGAAACGGGTGTGCCATCACTAGCAACTATAATAGAACCTACATGCGTGTTTTTATCTTTTGATAACTTAGATATCTCTCTAGCCATATTAGAGTAGACAGCATCTTTTTGGTCTTGTCTTTCGTTAATCATAAATTAAATATACAAAATTAATAACAATCATTACATAATTATTTTTACGTTTTTTATAATACTTCAAACATTGTTATTGACAAATACTCGATATGTTTCTATATTACAGAAAAGGAGATTATATGTCTGAAGATACTATATACAAACCATATACATTCGATACCAACAAGGCATCCATGTATATCATGTTTGAGGAATTTACACCTATATGGGAATTCCGATGCACATGGGGTAATATGTATAGTAGCAAGCGTATGATTACACAGTTAATAGATCAATTGAATAGAGCGTATTACACAGGCATCAATTTTGCTAAGAAAACTAATTTACTAATGACATATCCAGATTTGTTAATGATTACACCATTCACTGTTGATGTTATTGATAAATTATGGTTTAAAACTACAGTGATTAATTACAACCGAGAATTTTTCATGAAATGTAGCGAAGAACGGTATATAAAAAAATATGCTGAGTTTTTCAACGCAGCATATCGAGAAGGAATTCATTCAGTATATATGGATAACTTAACTCAAGAATAATTCTTTTTCAGCATTTCTTCTTTTTGTTAAACCAGCTAGTACGACACCACCTGCTTTGTTCCAGCGAAGAAATTGTTCAGCAGTTTCAGCGTATAACTTAGCATTTAATTTTTTTAATAGTGTACTACTAGCTAAATTACCCACACCTACATTATAAGCAAAATCAACTAAGGCATCATATTGATGTTGAGTGACTTCCACTTTAATTAACTTATTAACTTGCTTAGAAAAATCATTAACGACATTTCCTAACAAGTCCATTGCACGAGCTTCTGTAATTGGGGCATCAGTAATCTTTACTTTAGTTCCATCTTCATAAAAAGTAGAACCATACCCAATTGTTGGAACCCCTGCTGGACATTTATAAGGTTTTGATTTAAAGCCTTCGAATGTTTTTATTAAGTCATAACATTTATCGCTTGGTGTGTACATAATAGTTTCCTCTATTTTTGTTTCTTCTTTAACTTCTATTACTGGTGACTCTACATCAACCACCTTTGGTTCTGGTGTTTGAATTGCTTGTTGTACTGTTTCTACAACTTCCTTTACTGTTTCTGTTGTATTTTCTACCGACTTAGAAGCGAATAGAGTTTTTAATACAGAGAACAATTGAAATAATTTTGTTAGTATAGCCATAATTAACCTCAAATTAGCAAACATTAGAATTCAAATTTAACGCCAACTTTAACAAGTGCGTTATATCCATCAGTTGATGAAACACCATCTTTTCGTATCGATGCACCTATATACATTGGTGATAATATTTTGTATTCACCGCCAACTTCAGCACCAACTCCTAGTGATATGTCTTGGGTAGATTTACCAAATACATTTCCATATACAACAAATTTCTTTTCTACTGGCTCGATAATAACTGTTTTTGTACTATCGACTGTGACAGTATCAACTTTTTTAACTGCTAATTGTTTCTTCAATGTTGTTATTTCTGTATTTAATTCAGTTAATTTCTTTTCACCGTTAGAAATAGAGTCTTTCAGTGATGTTATTGTTTTTTGTGTTACTGCTACATATTCTGTATTTTCTACATATATCTCTATTGTGCTATCTCTATATATGTATTTTATTAATGTTTTTGTTGTCTTTGAATTCACACTATCTTTAACAGATAATGAATCTTTTTGATGTAGAGTAACATTATATACACTATCTAAAGATGTATATTTTTGCATAAATGCAACACTATCAGATTTGTATGTAGAATCTAATACATGAATTTCTTGTCGGTGATATGTTTCAATCTCTGTTTTCTTTTTCTGTACAAATATGCCACTGCCAATTACGAACATTATTAATAACGCAATTATTATATTTTTTGGATCTTTTATATAGTTCATATTTACTTCCTTAGTCTGGTGAGTCTACATTAGCGGTTTTCTGTTCTGGTTGTGCTACTGGTTTTGTTTGTGCTGTTTTAGCGGCTACGGTTGTTTTAGCTATATTTACACCCTTAGTACCAAATACATAGGCAAGTAAGGCATAGAATACATTTTCCATCGAAGATGGAACTTCAACACTGATCCAAAATGTCGATATCCAGAACACATTAAGCATTAAAAACACAAAATGTACCATCAATCTACCAGATGATAACTTATCATTTTCGTATAATAATGCTAGTTTTACAGCATTTATGGCTTTAAATATTGTTTTTATAAAATTTGTCATAATCACCACCGTCTTTTTCTATAGTTTATAAACTATAGTAAATAATGGTAATTAAATTATGTCATGTGGAAGTTGTAATACTAATAACATAAATTGTCAGTGCTCATCAGCACCTGTCTATTTAAAACAGGCACCTTCTCCACTTAGCAATAATTGTGGCTGCTCATGTAATTGCCCAGAGATCGTAGGCACTAGAAAAATAATTGACAGTCACGAAGTATTAAACAACAGTGCTCGTGCTGTATTCTTTGAGGAAGGTGGGTGTGATGTTATTGCAAAGGGTTATATACCATCATCATACAATTTAAGCAGTAATGGACCCAAGTATCAGAAAAATTGTTGCGGTGAGTCTGGTGGACAGAATTTGGAAAGTGAAGGTATGGATTGTTTAAATTATGTATTTAATCAATCACAAGCAGGTCACTCTTTTTAACCTATTACATTCTTCTTTCAATAATCGTCTATGACACATAGAATCATCTGATTCTATACATAAAAATGTAATTATATCATATTTTGATAATATATTAATTATTATCGATTGTATATATGGTGTTCTAATATGTTCTAAATATCTGGTTTCGTATTCTGACCAGGATATTCCTCTTTTATAATAATCACCTAACAATTTATTAGGTGCTGACAATTCTGGTATATGTATATCATACATATTTTCAGTAATTTCTGTATCTGGAATAATACCATCAATCGTATGCGATGACATCACCGATATTCGAATGCCATCGGATGGTTCGATAGGATTTTTTATACATTTTGTTAGTATCATAATAAAAAAGCCAGTTATACACTGGCTTTGTTTAATTCTCGGTAATAGTTTTTATTTAGGTTGTGACATGCAATGGCAACATTTTCAAACTTACCTTTACCTGTATACACAACTGTATTTGTATGGGTATCGAGTACATGCCACGGTTCAGAAAATTTTGTGCGATCACATTTTTTCTGATACCGTTGTTTATCAAGTGGAGGCATATCCACTTCATTCATGCGAATTTCGATACTCATACAACCCAATCACCTTTAGCTAAGATAAGATTGACAATATTCTTTTTCAATTCAAGTGTCAATTTTGGATCTTGCGTTAGTGGTAAAATATTATTTGTTTTGTATGCATTTTCGATAGCATCGTTTAGATCCTTTGCTTTCTGCATTACAATATCAAATTTTACATTACCCATACGGATTTCATACAATTCGTCTCGGTCAATATTAGTTCTATCAACCTGAACGCCTTTACCTTCCATAATTTCAAGACCAACTTTAAGTAGTCTAACAAGATGTCCAGCATGTTTTGCATCATATCCGCATTTTTGTTCCAACAACTTACGCTTTGGATTACGTTCTTTATCCCAACGCTTATAATCAGTCCATTGCTTTTCAGCCGCTAAGAATTTTAATTCTCGTCTAGCAATATCTTGAAATTCATCTTTCAAGAATTTTTGAGATACGCTAGTAATGGTACGCAAGAAAGCATCCTGACGCTGTTTGAAATCTGCAATTGCAAAATGAGTCATATCACGATTGATATACTTCTTAAACAAAATTGCACCTTCATGATCAAATAATGCAGACATATCCGAATAGAATTTATCTTGCATTTTTGGTTCTTCAATATAATCACTTGCCAACCGAGCAATAACTGCCAATTGGTTAGCTGGAAAAATACTTTCAGATGGTAACTTGAACTGTTCACGAGTTGGTTTCTTCATTGGATTCAATAGATAACCACGATGGGTTTCAATTCTACTCAATTGAGATAACGCATACCCTTGATATGCCCATTTTGCTTTCTTACAAAGGAACTGATCTCGCACAGACATGATGGTTTCCCATTCAGGACGTAACATACGAATGCAATGATCTGGTGCATACAAAAAGTCAAGCGTTTGGATTGTTATTTTCAATCAAATCCAATGCCTTCATAATATTATATACAACCTTATCGGTCTTTTCACCCTTTTCATCCACATAGTCATCTTTCTGTTCAAAGGAATCAAATCCAGTAATAACAGCAAGATTAGGTAGTGCTACGGAACCAATATCTTCATCACTATCAGCATTATTCAATCCGTATGCATGTGATCCACGCACGAATGAAAAAATTAAATTTTGGTCAATTTCTTGTTCAGTCATTTTTAGATTCCTCTAATGCCTTCTGGCGATATTTATCAAATGGATGTGGTTCAACCTGCATCAGCCCATTCTTTTTTATTATACCATGTATTCCCATGATATTCTAACCATCCATTTGCTAGTAATATAGAAACTTTTTCATCTTTTGTCATATAAAAAACCAAAAAGAAAGCAGAGAATCAGCTTTCACTAAAAATTCTCTGCAATCTATTGTTAAGTGTAACACCATCGTATGAGTTTTTGAATGGACGAACCATACGATGAATGCTTTCCTTTGTCTTTCTTACATTTCCATTCAAGATAGACAATACAAACCCAACATCTTGAGGTTCGATGTGTAAGGTGATGTAGTCAAACCGTTTCTTTCTACCAGCCACATCGCTTTCAAACTGTGGAATAGTTGAAGCCAACGCCTTCAAACGATCATAACTTTCGTTATGCATTCGTTCAGTTACTTCAGTCAATTCATCCACACTTTCTCTAAATTCTTCGGGCAATTCAGATAAGAATGACTCTGGCATCTTGAATGCGTCAACATCAAATGCATTCCAAAAAGCAAGTGGCGTAAGGTTATTCATCTTTTTATGAACAGCACAGTATGCGGCACCTTTCAGTTTGCACTTGTAGCCATTATCAAAAGTAATAACAAATCCTTCTTCGTTCACGGTCAAAAGATCACGAGTCATGAACAAATCTTCGAACTTTTCGAACACAAATACTTTAACCATTTCACAGCCAATCTTTTCAGATTCAGCCTGTAAGTAATCAACATCAAATTCTTCACCCGATTCAGTATCGATGATTCCAGTTAATACAAGGGATTCCTTGTTACCGTAATCAACTACGATTCTGTTATCAGGATAGATGATTTCGAATAAGTAAGTATGCTTTACATTCATCAAATCGGTTCTGATATGCGAATCCATCCAAGCCTTTGCCCAAATCGCTTGATCTGACTTGAACGAACCACGAGTATTTACATGCCATTCACCATTGTAGAAATATACAACAGCACAACTTCCATCAGCTTTTTCAAGCACACGGAATCGACCCTTAAAGTTAGGTTGGTACTCTACTGGTAGTAACTTAGCACGATCAGTCAAGTTATTATCAAAAAATAATTCCTCGACATTCCAAAATTTTTTATATGGTCTGGCTACAATCCTTCCAGTTGATTCTTCAAATACAATTCCACGACCATTGATGGTGATTAAATCCCAGTCAAACGTGAATGAGACTGTCTTATTGTAGTCGAAAAGAATCAATCCATCCTGTCGTTGGCAGGTTAGATTAGCTCGTTGTAAGAAGTTTTCTAGGTTTAAAGTATTCATATTGATAATATAGAAACTTCTGTCATATTTGTCAAGGTTGTATTTTATCAAATAGTCCTAATTTCTTCCATTTATATAAAAGTTGAAAATGCATATTCAATTGGATTGCTATATCCTTAACGGAATATCCGTCAATTAGGAGTTTTTTGGCTTTTTCTTTTAATTTATCATATTTTTCATATCTAATGTCCATATTATGCACTGTATCAATATATTCAATGTATTTTTTATATTTTTTGCTTTGTTTAAATATTGGATTTGCGTATATCCAATTACATATATCAATGGCTTTCTTACCTGTCCATCTCAATTCATAAATTTTTTGATTTGGTATTTTTCTAACTCTACCAGATATAATACATTTAGTATTTATAGTTTCTATAAATGATTTAGTACCAACAACCAATGCAGTTAATCGTTTAATAGTATCATTAAATTTATATATCCCAATAGTTCCATCACCTTCTATATAACCTTCAATAAAAAATGGAATCATATTATCAGGCAAATTGATTGGGTATTCGTATGATAGTGTTTTATTTGGAAGTACATTATATGATTTTAAATCATTAACTATAATACTGGATGATAACGCTAACGTATAAACCGTTGCACCTTTTATTGGATTATATATAGAAATTGGATTTTCACATTTAAATATATCTCGTATTTTATTTATTCTGATTTTACCACAATCGTCACTTTGTGTAATTCGTATTACATTGTTTTGAATGTTACCATCTGATGATAACATTCCTAATAACCATGCACTTTCGGGTGTTATAGTTTTAAATAAACATTCATTCAATATTTTATACTGTCTGATAAATTGACCTTTACTATTTTTCATATACATTCTCCATATGCATATGTTTATAATAAAGAAGAATTTATTTTATATAAAAATCTATATATCGTAGGAATTTGCGTTTCATTTGAAACAAGGTATCATACCGAATGATATTATCGTAAGATGGCATGTATTCTAATTCAGCCATTGTTTCTGCTAATCGTTTCTGTACATCATCCTCTGATGTATTTCGTTCTCTAAGTCTGGATTCTAAAATATCTAATGGGGGAGGTTCTATAAATATAGTTAAGGCATCTGGGTATGATGTTTTAAATTTCTTCGCACCTTGGACATCTAATATCACAACTGTATTAAATGAACTGTGATCTTCAACTTCTTCTCGTGTCAATCCGTACACATTTCCATATACCGTTGAATGTTCTACGAATTGATTTTGCTTTATTTTTTCTTCTGCTAATTCTTTAGTTAAGAAATAATATTCATCTCCGTTTTCTTCATCTCGTTTTGGTCTTGTTGTACATGTTTTCAATCTATACATATCAGGACGTGAAGTTAAGAGAAAATTTACTAATGTTGTCTTACCAGATGCAGAGACAGAAGATATAACAAATTTTTTACCCATAATGACCTTCATTTTTTATGAATATAGCTTTTTTTATACATATTTTGTTATATAAAAAATTATTTTTATGTTATGAATAAAGCTACCTATAAATGCTGGTTTCCAGACTGCGTATATGAAACCGATAACAAGTCGTTAATTGAATTCCATCATATTACACCACGAGAATTAAACCCATCTTCATTAAATAAGGTTGTAATTCCTTTATGCCCAACCTGCCATAAACTAATATATCACCCATTAGTTAAAAGTGGTCAGCATGCACTAAATACGGAAAAGAGTATACAACTGTTAGGTAAATTTAAATCCACTACTGGATGGTCTATACATTATATGGATTATTATGGTATTAAATGGTTTTATGATCCTGATGATAGACACAAATTTAAAGAGTAGTAATTATACAAGATCCTTTAAATCTCTACTTGTTAAACCAAATCCATTATCGTAATCTTCATTATTCGCTTGCATCTCATAATAATTTTCATATGAATCATTATCATAACTTTGTGTATCATCAGTTGGTTCATAATGAATAGTGGTTCTAATTGAATCTAATTCTGGATTCGGATCTTCGGTATATTTATTTTGTAATATTTCGCTAGATCGTTGTAAAAATGCTAAAACTGGATTTGATCCATATGAATTATTATAAGCTGCTTGTCTATTAAACATTGTTACTGCATCTTCTGTTTCAATATCTCTCACATCAGCATAACCTTCAAATATACAAGAATAACCTGTATGTATGCTTTCAATCAATGAAGCATTTTCCTTTGTGATAAAGGAATCAATAAATTGTTTTAGTATTTTTTCATTCATATACCTAGTTTATAATATGAATGAAAAAAGACACTTTTCAGTGTCTTTATTTTTTAGAAAAATAGTGGTTTTTGACCGTTGTATGATAGTAGCTTTGCAGGTCTACCAACTTCGGTTTCTTTAGTTTTCTTTAAATCTTGAATATTATAACTAGCTTTAATCTTTCGACGGAAATTAGATGCGATCAACTTTCGTTTTAAAATAATTTCATAAACATTCTGCAATTCAGTCCAAGTAAATTCCTTTGGAAGAAATTGAAATGCCAAATCGGTATATTGGATTCTTCCCTGAATGCGTTCACGAAGATCAGATAAAATCCGTTCATGATCAAATGCAAGAGGTGGTAGATTATCCATATCATGCCATATAGCACTATTCTCACGAGCATCATCACCAGCTTCAACAGTAACACCTTGCATTAATTCATCATTAACAACAGCAAAATATGCAACAGTGATTACACGCATACGAGGATCACGATTAATATCACCATAAGTCATCAATTGATGAACAGGAACGCCTTTAACGGAAGTCTCTTCACTAAGTTCACGAAATGCAGCAAATTCTAATGAAGGATCTGGTTCTTTGATCACTCCTGTAGTATGACATACAGTACGACCTACATCCAAAAATCCACCAGGAATTGCCCAATGATCACGAAAAGGTGGCTTTGATCGTTGGATAAGTAATACACTCAATTTATTGTTAATTATTCTACAAATTCCAATATCAACTGTGACAGATGGTTTTTCATATACATCTTTATTGTAATTGGATAGATCGTCTTTCAGTTCTTCACTCATATTTACTCCATGTAAAGTTTGTTATATTGGGTATAGGCAAATACATCATGACCAAGCAATGCTTTTAGTCGATCATCAACACCATTCTCATTTACTAACGAAAATAAATGTCTAACTTCAGTTGAACTAGCATTAAAATAAGGAACACGAGTTAAATATTTGTGTGGCTCATTCAAATACCATTCATTGCCGTTTAGCTCAGACTTTGCTTCATACTTGCGTGGAACGGTGATGAATTTTTCATTCTGTATTAATTCATCACCACGATTCCATGTATCCATATGTTCTGCATTATCTTGACCTATGATAATATAGAAATCCTGTGGATCTTTGTCAACGGATTTTCTTAAATGTTTCATAAATTGAATGGTGGAACCGTCATAATCAGGATACATATCAGAAAAAGTAAATTCAATATCAACCACTCTAACACAGTCCATGTCAGAAAACATTAACTCACACATCATGCAACGGCTAGAGTGTGATACCATCTCCTTTCCATGAAAATGACGGTAGCTAGGAACAATCCACACTTCATCAACGATATTCTCGTCAAGAATATGATTTACTACATGCTTATGGCCGCTGTGTGGTGGATTGAACGCACCACCATAGATTCCAACTCGTGTCATAAATAATACCACTCTTTATATTTTTCGGTTGTTGATCTTATTCGTTTACAAAATGCTACCAATTTGTATGGTGGTGATATAGCCCTAAATGCATCAGATGCGCTATCATATATAATACCATCTATACATACTCGCTTAGATTGTTTGTTGTGTTTTCCTGTATTCATATCAATTAATTTCTGTCTAAATTCACTTGATTTCCATTGTAATTTGAGTTTATTACTCTGAAATTCACAAAACTCTGTTGTATGTACATATCCAGAATTTTTTAGTGATATTGCTTTCTTAGCTTCATCGGTATGTGATTTTCCATACATACCATTTTTAACGCCTGTATTATTTAATTTCAATTGCTTTATTATAGCATTTCTATACACTGGAATTTTCCATTTATTTTGTATTGCTATGCTATTTTTTAATTTTCTATCAGCACTGTGCTTAACACCACTTTGTAATTTTGATTGCATCTCTTGAAGTTGTGCATATTCTTCTGCTTGTATTTCATATATACGACTATTATTTTTTGATGGATTATATGCCATAATATGCCATGCATAATATATAGAATTAATTTGTGTATTTGCTAATGCTAGTATTTTATGGGCATTGTAATGTTCAACTGCTGTTAATAATACTAAATTAGTTTTGTCGTTTGTACCACCTTGTGATCTTGGTATAATATGATGCAATTCAGTATAATAATTATAATCAGATTTATCTAAGGTTCTAGTCTTTCCAATATCAATAATGAGCCAATATTCTTGTGGGTATGTGATCATTTTACGCCTCAGTAAATACCTAAATATAAGAGGAAACATATTAGGTTTATATGCTTATCGAGTTGCAATCTCTATCCTCATAATTAATTTATATTATTTCCAATATGTATCGGTAGTACATATTCTAATATTATATATATCACGCATATCATTAAAGAATTTAATACCATTCTTTGGATAAATTGGCGACATGCAATCAGATAATAACACAATTCTATTATGAAATTGTTGGGGTAAATAATTCAAAATAGAATATACAGTATATGCTAAACATATATCTTGACTTTCACCACCAATAATAATATCACCACCATTATCAATTGCATTATCAATCCAATTTACTAACTCGGTATTCTTTGCGGTTTGTGCATCACCAGGAACTGGAACATCTGCTTCTAATGCCCCTTGTTGTTCAGTATGCGGATTCATTCCCTTCATAACAATAGTAACCTTATCTGCCATATATGGAGCAACTGCATCCAAAATAATAGGATCAAAATTTGCACCTTCAGTACCTGCTATTGCATGGTAAGGCCAAATACGAAGATCGAAGAAATTGTTAGCCTTAGTCTTGTTATTTTCATCAAGCTGACGAACATAAAATAAAGCCCATTCCTGATTTGCTGGATCAACTGTTTTCCATACACCAGTTTCAACATCATTTACCGAAATAACCGTAAAGGGGTTTGGATTTTCACCCTTTTCGTTTACCCAATAATTAGGGAACGAAATCATGACAGAAGGATGGAAATCACCAGTGATGGCGATAGAAGCAATATTGGCAATATAGCTTTTAATCAAGCCAGCAATGGTTTCCATGTCCTTTTCGGCATTAGTTACATAGAGAGCACCATTCTTCTGAGTGAAGCATCTCTGTGGGTCTACCAAAAGTAAATTTGCAAGTTTCTTTGTAATATTCATATTGTACTCCGTGTTTTTATCAATCTGATAATAATATAGCTTATTTTTATCAATTTGTCAAAAAGTTTTTATCTTTTTGATAAAAAATTACTTTACCCCAAGAAATTCTTTGATTTTCAGGTATCTGTTGCTAAAATAGACACCATTCAACGTTTCACGATAATCAAATCCATATGCTCGACGAGTCAATGCAAGTACAGGTGGTGCTTGTACACGCTTTGCCACAGCCATGCCTTTGAATAGCTTCCACCAACGTTCAAGGTCAGATACAAATTCCTGTGCAGTAGGGAATAAGATATGAATTTCTTTTTCATCCTTATCAATACCAAGGAATTTGAATAGATCACCCTGAACATAATGATCCATGATTTCGGTTGGAGTTGCACGATCCCACTTTTCTACCCAAGCACGATAGAGGAAATCATGATACCAATATACAATCGGATCACCCTTACCTTCATCCACGTTTTGATCGTTAGAAAGTTCGGCACTTGCAACGATTGTGAAGATACCAGTAGGAATAACTTCCTTACCATGACGTTCATTAATGTATGCACCAAGAGCATAAACTTGAGTCTTCCACAAGTCTGCAATGGTAGCCATGAAGCCAGCAACATCACCATAAAGGGTAGCGTACCCAACTGTAGTTTCGGTCTTGTTGCCATTGTTGGTGAATACTGCACCGATAGCCGATGCAATTGCAGACAACACACGAGCAGAACGATCACGAGCCTGTACATTTTCAAGATTGAATGCAGACAACTTAACATCTGGATAGCTTGTGCCATTCACATCACTAAACTTAACAGCATCAATCTGTGCCTTAGTCAAATCAACCGAGTCACCAATAGGAACAACAGTGTATGGAGTGCCAAGATTATCGGAAAGCTGTTGAGACAATCCCTTGGTGGTAGCAGAATTGAAACGACTTGGCATATTGACAAGGTACACATTTTCAGCACCAATTGCATCAACATACAAGGCTGCGCTAACTGCACTATCAACACCACCAGAAGAACCAATTACAACCTTCTTCAAACCAGACATTTCCATGTACTTACGAATACCATAAATGATTGCTTCATATGCCTGTTGAATTTCAGATGGTTCATTGTAATTAATTCCACCAATAGGATACAAATCACCGTTATACAACATTACATCGGTAGTTCCTAATGTAAACATATCAACAGTACTGGTAATTGTATTACCAGTACTGTTGTATGCAACGGTAGAACCATCAAAGGCAAACAATGTCTTTCCATTGTTTTGCAATCCAATCGAATTAACATAACAAAGAGGAACTTCATTATCTTTAGCATGCGCAGAAAACACACGATCTCTAGAAACATTCTTGTTCAAAGTAAATGGAGAACAGCTAAGATTCAGAACAATATCAGCACCACATGCAATAACCTTTTTTACAGGCTTATCCTTATAGTCACGATCCCAAGCATCTTCGCAGATAGTAATACCAACCATATTATCAAACAATTCATATGGTTGGAAGAACTGATTAAAATTAATTCCGGTGGCTTCTGCATACCACTTACAATCCTTGAAGTGGCGAGGTTCTTCAAATTCACGATAGTTTGGTAGCAGGGTCTTTGGGTATACACTTAGGTTAGTAAATCGATTTTTTACAAATGTTCCATACTGTGCAACAAACGCACCATTCAATTTTACAACACGACCATCGGTTCCATGAAGGTTACGATCAACAAAGACATTACCAAATACAATGGCAGTTGCGGTGGATTCCTTTGCAAGCATTTCACCGTAGTATTCACAATCTTCAAGGAAAGAAAGTTCTTCCCACATATCACCGATCAGATAACCAGAGATACACAATTCTGGGAATACGACAACTTGAATACCATCACGTTTTGCTTCATCAACATAACGCTTGCATTCATCAAAATTCTTGCGTGGATTGGCTGAGGTAATTTCCATTTGAACCAATCGAATCTTAACACCTTTACTGATATCCATAATAAAACCTCATGTTTGTTCTTTCATCTAATATAGAAATATATAAAACGATTGTCAATGGAAATTTTAATATTCCCATTGACAATCATAAGTAATGCTTACTGTGCGTTCACTGTATCAATGTGATTCTTGACAAATTGTTCATAAACCATGTCACGGCACATGCCCTTACCAACCGTATCAGAAACCTTGGCAACGGACTTTCCATTGGCTTCAACCATCTTCATGACAATCTGCAAAGCTGGAATCCCCATAGCATTTCCAAGGTTAGTTCCAATACCGAAAGACGTATCAATCAAGCCATTGAAATATTCACACAACTTAAAAGCCTTTTCAACAGTAAGACCATCACTGAATACGATTGTCTTATTCATTGCATTAATACCATATCTGCGATACATGTCAATGATATCATCACCGAATTTGAACGGATCACCAGAGTCATGACGAACACCAGTAAATTGCAATGCAAGTCCCTTATTTAATACTTTCTTAATGAAGTAGTCAGCACCGAAAGTATCACCCAATGCAATACCAAGATCACCTTCATATTCTTCAGTCCATTTATTAAGAATGAATTCTTGAGAATCATATGGATGCACCATAGCCTGACCAAGCATCATTGCTTCATGTGCCATAGTACCAATCGCAGTAATATTGTACTTGAATGCATAGTATACACAAGAAGTACCAGTGAAATTACGATTACTTACTTCCTTGTTCAAACGGCTAATAACATGATCCAACCAACGAACAGAAGCAGCTCGGCGGCAAGAGAAGTCAGACACCTTGAAAGGCTTGTACTTAGAAAATTCATTGATCTGACTAATGTTATTGCTGAGAATTTCTTCACCAGTAACAAAATTTTCGTTGGTGAGTACTTCACGGCTACGAATTTCTTGGAGAATGGTCAGAATATAGATTTCTGCCATACTTGCTTGAGTCAATGGACCCTTAGAATAACATTTAAATTTACCATCAACGTCCACATAAGCATGGATATACTTACGATTCATGCTAAATCCACGAAGGAATTCAATGAAAGTTGGTTTGAAGAAACGAATATCACTCATCTTCTGCAATTCATCTTCGGTGAATCGCAATTCACATAGCAAATCAATCTGATAATTGATTTCATCGATATGTGGAGCAAAGTCGAAATCAGAACGAACCTTCAAATCATAGGTTGCCTCGACTGTTGCGAACTTATGAAAGAAAAACTGAAGCATTGTGAGTTTGTAAAAATCACAATAAGTCAAACTAGGGATGATTCGTTCCCTTGGTTTGGTGACATATACGTTTTTGAGATTTTCCTCGGTATTAATAGCACTCATGTTACCACCTTTTGTTAATGTTACTAGTAATATAGATACTTTTATTCACTTTGACAATAACTTTTTATCATTTTAATAAAAAAGTTTAATATTTTAGCTTTTTTAGGGTAATACAGTGACATTATATATTTTCATTGACAAAAGAAACCCATTATTCTATATTAAATAAGAATTAAATCTAAAAGGAACTGATAATATGCGATATAAATGCAATGTGTGCTATATAAATCATCCATGTATATTGGAACTTAGACCTATTGGTGATGTTCCACCAACCGAATGTCCTTTCAAGACAGATGTTATGGCGAAAGCATGCTGGAAATTACAGAAAGAAAAAATTGTAAATGATAAGGCAAAATCACAATGCACATAATGAAAGAATTTAATATTTTAGCTTTTTTATGCATGATATTACACTTTAAATATTCCTTGATATCATGACCTTGATATAACCGAAAATTCGGTATAATCATACTATTTCATTGACATTTATATAAAATTATTCTATATTCATATCAAATAAATGACTGTATTTGTGTGATATCGTAACTTGATATCTCACTCAAATGCAGTCTAAAGCATAGTTAGACGGATGCTCCGCACGGTACAAAGGAAACCAAATGCCAAAGACTTTAGAACATATCTGGAATGAATTGAAACCAGGAAACATTCTGGCGTACCAAACAAGAAGCAACTGGGATGGAACCAAGCACACCAATATCGAAGCGATAAAGATCTGCACGGTGGTTGCCGTTGATATTTGGGATATGGCTATGGTAGCTGGAGTAGTTGACCTGTGTAAATTTGATTGTTATGGGATAAAGCACAAAGAGGGAAAGCTACCTGAAATTGAATGGCTGGCAGAGTGGAGTGATTTCTACTATATCGTCGGATTATGGTCATATGTACCACCTATTTCCGAGGTAAAAAGGGCAATACGAGAATTCCGTCTAACAGACGGTGTACAGTAGTCTCAGCACGATTGGCTCTAGCTGTGAGTGCAGCTAACCTAGACGTTAGACTAGCACAAGTAACTTAATCCGTGAGTACGGAGTAAGACCAAAACAACAAACAAGGAAAACACATGAAACAGATTCCCGTAAGCGACTTGAACACCGACAACTACACCCAAATCTTCCATGAAGATGAACCGAAATTTAATGCTCCGCATCACTTTGAGGTAAAGCGGAAATCTGATGGTGAAACAATTGCCAAGGTCGATATGCAAGAAGGTCCAATTCTTGAATCAGGCGTGAATGGATGTTGCAATGAGGATCTAATCAATATCGTGGTGGCACGACTTGAGGGATTCCAAACAAGCCCCTATTCCTGCCGTGAAAATGCTATTGCAATCACGAAGCTAGAAGAGGCTTTGCTTTGGTTGCACCGCCGTACAAACAAGCGTAAGGCACGAGGCGTAGAGGGAACACACACGGTGTAGTCTAACAACCGTTTAACCGACAAGCTCCGAGGTGCATAAAGTATTGCGGAGCTTGCGGTTAAACTTGGCGTTAGGTAAACAGAACGAAACTTTAACGGTGACAACATGAGTAATTTCATTATATTCAGTTTTTATAACATATTCAGCTAATGATATGTTATGGTCATTTACTAAATGCTTGGTTAAATCACCACCAGCATTTGTTTTAAATTCTTTATTACATAGTTTACAATTAATCATATAAAAAATCCTCTTTTATATAGTTTATAAAAGAGGATGAAATAAATGTAGAGATTGTTGTTATACTAGCTTAACATTTTGAATAGCTACAATCTTTACAGAGGATACAGCCCTCTTGGAAGATCATAGTACCACCGCATTGAGGGCAGGTTCCATTCTTTCCACTTACGGATGTACCATCTTTAATAAATTGTTTTATCAATCTCTTAACATGGAATGTAAATGATGATAATGGATACTTGCCTTCATCCAATACATCAACTATATCAATAATTGCAATGTTGTGGCGAAGTAGGAATCCAATTGAACGAGCAATCTTAGTAACATTGGTTTGACCAAGATATTTTTCCAACTGATCACCAATTAGACTTTTCTTGATGCCTTTGTTCTTTGCCAATTTCATCAATGATTCAATCGTTTCTTCTGCAACTTCATTACTTTCTTTGCTATTGGTATTAACAAAAAGTGCACATGGACGAGTTAATCCTTGGTCAGCAAATGCAATATGTACATACCATTTCTTTTTATTGTTATCTTTGATTACATACAACTTACTAGGACATTCATTTGGAAGTTTAACATCTTCCAAAATAACACCATCTTTAGCACCAGTAAATATATGTTCCAATTCTGCTTGTTGTTCTCTGGTTTCCTGTTTCTTTTCCAACACAGCAGTCATTGTACCATCACGATAGGTTGTAATTCCCTTGATACCTGATTTCCATGCATCTAAGTAAAGATTTTTAAACTCTTCATATGGATAATCAGCAGGTAGATTTACAGTCTTTGATGAAGACATATCAGTGTATTTAGCAATGATTTTCAATGTGTTTAAGTGGTCATCAACACCTAAATTATCAGTGGTAGCGAATACACCTCTTGCAGTCATATCGGCTAATTCAACTTCACTGAAATTTTCCTTGGCATACAACCAACCATAGTCAGATACATTGGATGCTTTAACTAGACCACGACCCCTATCAATTTCATATTCAACACCATTGAATGATCCTTTAAGGATATCGTCAGTTCCACGCTTTGTAAACTTGAAAATATCAGTTTCAAACCATTCACCCTTTGGTGCTTCTGGGAATGTTAAACCCTGCTTTTTAAGCTCTGCACGGTCATGTTCTGGTACGATAGCCCAACGTACATACTCTTGCAAGAAAACAGGTTCTATGCCACCAGAAACGACTCCACAGTATATGCTCATGTTACCTGTTGGGGCATTAGCACTACGATGTGAATTTCTCATTGCACCGATTGATTCAATGTTCTTTTTGAATTCTTCTGATAGATCTAAAGTCTTCCACCAGTAAGTATTGAAATACTTTTCTTGATCGAATAATTTAAATGATCCCTTTTTTACACCTAGCAATGCACTAGCTTGAATTTCACTTTCGGCTTTGCATTTCATAATTGATTCAATTAATTCAAGTGATTCAGGTGAACCAAAACGAATTCCTAGAATATAATGCAATGATCCTAATGATAACACACCAATACCAATACGTCTCTTATCAACCATCGAGTCTTTATATTCTTCAAGTGGTGCTCGGCTGATATCATTAATGTTATCGGAGAATCTAACTGCAATGGCAACTGCCTTTCTAAATGTATCATAATCAAATTTTGACTTACCATTAGAATCTTTAATTACATACTTAACAAGATTCAATGACATTAGATTACATACACCAGTGGACATAGCAATTTCACCACATGGATTAGTTGTTGCAATCTTTTCGGAATATGACAATGCATTCAATTTATTTGCTAAATCCAAGAAAAGAACACCAGGATCATTTCTTGTATATGTTGCTTTCATGATCTTATCCCATAGATCTCTAGCCTTAACTACTGCATACACAGTAACAGGCAATCCTTGTTCTTCCCATTCAGAAATATTACCAAACCATTTAGTTGAATATTCTGGATGTGAGGTATTAGGGAATTTCAATTCCCAATCACCGTCATTAATAACAGCTTCCATAAATCCATCGGTGATACCAACTGAAATATTGAATTTATTTAATTGACCTTGTACCAACTTAGCATCAATAAAGTTTTCAATTTCAGGATGCCAAATTTCAAGAATACCCATTTGAGCACCCTTACGAATCTTTTTCTTTTCAGTAGAATAAGATTCACCTAAAATTTTATCACTTCCCATTGTAATAACAGCAGAACTTTGATTCCACAAACTCATCATCTGTACAACACCAGGTGTTCGTGAATCAATACCTCTAACATACATACCTGCTGGACGAATCCATGAGAAATTCATCCCATAACCACCCTCAGACTTTAATGTTAGTGCTTGTGCCTTTAACATATCATATATACCATTGATGCTATCTGGATCTTTATAACCCAAATCTCGTGGATTATGCACGAAACAATTCATTAAGGTAGTACCTTCACGACCTTTAACACCAAGATTAGCTGTTATTCTTCCACCAGCGATGCCCTTGAAATCATTCAATAACCAATAGAAATCATTTTCAATTGATTTTCTTATATCTTCTTTTTCTATTGATGCTGCGGTTACTGCTTGACGCTTCCATGTTTCTTCAACCGAGGTTTCCCCTGGTGCTTGATAATTGTGGTGCCATACTTCTTTCGATATTTCTTGTAACATTTTTATATTTTACTCCTATTAATCTTTTCTATAAGTGCTGTTTGTTTATAAGACTTATTTATTCAATAAATCTAGCAAATTATGTTAGCTTTTTATAAACTATTTTTGGTTTTAAATGAATTTTGTACCTGGTCTGCGGTTATTGCTTTTAATTACACGCAACCATGCATATACAACTGGAATATTGTTATCTTTCCACCATTGAGATGGAAATGCAGTTTCAAGTCTAAATTCTTGAAATTTTATTTTATCATTTCTGATATATTGTGCTTGATCTTGTCGTGTATAATAATAAAATGAATTCTGATTCCAGTATGATACATGAGTTGGGTCCATCCACGCACCTCTTCCATCGGTTGATGGAACTTCGATGAATGCCCATCCTCCATCGACCAATACTCTGAAAATCTCTTCCATTGTTTTTTGTTTATCATGTAAATGTTCAATAACATGACTTGCATTTATCACACCTACTGAATTATCAGGTAATGGAATACCATCATTTAGATCACAAATATAATCAGCGTCATACATATCAAGAGTTTTATAACCAGGTCTTGGATTTATACCACCGCCTATATCAATTTTCAATAGATTTTTTAAATCAGCGTCACGTTCTGCTAACTGATATGCATACTTATGGAATAATTCCACTGTGAGGTTTTGTATTTTCTGATTTATTTCAGGTTTGTAACACGTATTATTACCGTCTACACGATATATGTATAATGGCTCTTTTATAAAATAAAATTTTGTGTTTAAATATGTTCGACATATAATATCTTGATCATCCAAAATATCAAAATTAATATCATGTCCACCTATATCAGTGTATATTTCTTTTCGCCATGTTCTCACATGATTTGGCTGATACCATATAAATGACATGGACCCAGAATCAGCATCAAATCCACCCATTACTGGATAGTTAACGCCTTTATATTCAAATGTATATGGTGGTTCCCATCCAAATCTAGAACCAAATGGTATAAATTCTGCATTTGTTTGCATTTTTGCATCATCAGAATACACGAATCCTACATCTGGATTTTCTGAATATACTTTATTTAATTTTTCTAAGCAAGTTTCAACCAATAAATCATCATGATCCATTTCAACTAGGATATCACCAGTGCCTAAATGGAATGCTTTATTTTTTACATAGCCAACTTTATTATTTTTTGAGATGTCTTTGTATACTTTCACTCGTTCATCTTCAAGTATAACTGAAGGTAATTTATCATGAATAGCTTTTCCATTCACATATAATATCCATTCCCAATCGGTATGAGTTTGTTCAATGATGGAATTATATAATTCTTTAATATATCTAAAATTATGTGTCGGTGTTATTATACTAAATTTCATTTATGTTATCCTATAACTATACACAAAATATACTATTTAATAACACAATTTATACTAGAATACAAATAAAAAAAGCCATCTAACGATGGCTTTTTATTTATGTATTATTAACTTTTATATGATAATATTAAGTCAGGTTCTCTATATATTCTAGTAATTTTAAAATATTTAAAAAACATAGAATAATCCCAATCACTTAAATGATGTAATTCAATTTGTGCAATATTCTCGTTGTACCAAATATTTACAGATTTAACTATTAAAGCAAATAAATCTAATTCATCTGTATTCGAAGTGATATTGGTAAATAAGCATCTAAATCTACGTCTAGTTCTTTCAATTCCATATTGTTTAATTGATTCATCATACTCAATTACATCGCCTGTTTGCCAATCGTAAAATTGCAATACAAATGAGTCTAGCGGAATTTGAATAAAAAATGATGCTAGATATTTATCGTCAATATCTGAATGTACAACTGGATCTTTAAGATTGTCTATTAATGTAAACATATTAACCTATAATATTTATTATAAATATAGATTAAAATCAGTTTGGATTGAATAAAAAAAGCCCAAAGGGGGACTCGAACCCAGCCAGCCTCTCGCTTACGAAACGAGCACACTACCAATTGTGTTATCTGGGCATGAAAAAATAGTACCGGATACTGGACTTGAACCAGTGACCTTGTGCGTATGAAGCACCTGCTCTAAGCCAACTGAGCTAATCCGATAAAAAGACTACATTTACTATTTTGTATATCGAAGATATTCATTACTATGAATAAAATATTCAGTTTCATGTGATTCTAAATTATTTTTATACCATATCTCCATAACAAATCCATTATCATCAACTGCTTTCCATTTAAGAAAATCGACATCTTTTACATATCCTTTAACTTCTATATAATAGAATTCAGTTGGCGAATAATAAACTTTAAAATCTAGTAAATAGTTATGTAAATTTCCATCAATTCCTATGTATGGTATTCTGTCTTTTGTGTATTCCCAGTTATATATGCAATTTAGTGATTTCATTTTATCAAGAATTATACAACATCTTAATTCATATGTACCCTGTACACGAATATTATTATAGGTATACCATTTTGTTTTACCACCACCAACTTTTTGTATACCATTTGCATACATTGTTTTTTGTAAATCTGAATATTTTTGTGGGTTATTCTTTTTATCAATAACAGAACCATCCGTCATTTTTTTACCATTTACAATACCAACACATTTTAATGAACACATAACTTGTGACTTTCGTTTGGGAACAAATGATACACCACAACATACACATATTATAGAAGGTCTTATTATTCTTAACGATGATGCAATTTTCTGTTTAGTACACTCACTTAGAATTCTAGCTCTACTACATACATCACTGCAATATACACGCACTTTTTTAGGATTATGTATTTCAGATTCTCTACACTTAACAGTAAATTCACCACCACATCGTGGGCATATTTTATTATATTCATTCAACTTATTTATCATGTAATCACCTAAAATAATAGTTTATAATAAATAGGGAATGAACTAAAAACATCTAATGGGGAATGAACCACCCATAATTATCACATCAATATAATGTGATAAAAAATACGAGCATGAGGGGATTCGAACCCCTGAAAATCCTGATAGACAGTCAGGCTCCTTAACCACTAGGAAACATGCCCTTATCGTAGATGGAGTGGGACTTGAACCCACATAAGGATTGTGCCAAACAGCTTATCAGACTGCCCTCTGAGAACCAATTCGAGTATCCATCTATATCTTACTTATAACCATCTTCAGAAGATAAAGTATAACTAGAAGATGGTCTTCTATTTTTTTCTTTATCCTTCTGAATCTGATCCATCATTTTTTTATATTCTCTTCGTTCTTGAATTTTATTATAAATCCCAAGTACAAAAACAACACCAAATAACGATATAATAACTTTCAACATTAATGTCATGTCTAATTCCATTAAATGTTATTATTCCAGCCACCATGCCACATCTTCTGTGTCTTTTTGGCAACTTCATCTGAAATTTCTACATCACTTATTTTATCAACTGTCCATGCAGTCCAGATTTCATTCTCTTGAACTTCAATTTTACGACCTACTTTTGCTAACTTAGATGGAATATAACTTACAGTAGTAAGAGAATTACCATTTTCACTTCGCTTTAATTCGCATTGTCTATACGGCATATTGTATCTTTTTTTTTAATTATATTTTCCATGTACATTACTTTTTTCTTATATCTACGCAAATAACTATTTCTATTAGTATTTTTTATATTGCGTGATACAAAGGTATCAGTTTGACTATGACAATGTGGGCATAATATTCTAACATTATTCAATTCATTGTTATCAGAGTTACCATCTATATGATCGATTTGTAATGTTAACGGCTTTCCATTCCATGTTGGTAATTGACCACATAATTCACATTTCTCCCCACGAGTCATAAACAAATATTTCTTAACTGTTAATTGTTGTGTACATTTACCTGATTCAATTAAAGGAATCATTTTATGTAACCACTTATATTCATTTGAACAACTTAATGAACAAAATTTTTTCTGTGATGATTTATTTAATTTACCACCACAATTAATACAGTTATCTAATTTTTTCTTTTTATTTCTGCATATACCTTTATTATTAAATTTAGCAGAACACACAGAACTACAAAATTTTCGTGTATTATCTCCAATAAATTCACATTCGCAGAATTTGCATTTAATTTTCATTTTCGAACACCTTATCTATATACTTAGTTTATATAATTAACAAGTTCGAATAATCGGCATGGAGGGACTTGAACCCCCATCATATGGTATGTAAAACCACTGCTCCACCATTGAGCTACATGCCGAAATTTTAAGCTATTGAGTGGGATCGAACCACCACTATCTGTCATACCAAGACAGCGCATTAACCAATTATGCTACAACAGCAAATTCTTTATGTTAATTCTGAAAATAATTGTAATCTTTCGAGTACACCATCAGAAAATTCTTTACCATAAGCATCACGAATAGAAACTTCTAATCTATTCATAATAGTTTTATGACTCCATCCTTGAAGTCTTGCATCTTCATAAAAATTAGTCCATGAAGGCATTAAATTATGTTCTTTACATTGATAAAACAATTCATCCAATGGAAGACCGTCCGTATCAAATACTCTAAAAACATTGTCCACTACATGAACGCCTTCGGGTGTTATGCCAACAATATTAAATTTTATATGTGTCTTTTTCATAATTAACCCTATTTTTGTTATACCCACTGAGGGATTCGAACCCCCGACTACATAGTTCGAAGCCATGCTTTCTATCCACTGAATTAAATGGGCGTAAATGGTTGCAGAAGTAGGACTTTCACCTACAAACGATATCCGTCGATATCTATTCCCTCTCTATGATGAGGGCGAGTCTGGTTGTTGTCCATCTAAATATAAATTTACTAGTATTATATACTTATATGTACAATAATTCCTCTATTCTGCTAGAATCCGTGATAGGAGTCGAACCTATACTCTTCTCGTTCGTAGCGAGAGGCTTATCCAGTTAAGCTACACGGACATAATTAAAATACACAGAGCCAACGAGTTAGCAATACTACCAATCCGTTTCTACGAATTTATGCTACGGATAAGGGAATTTAACCCAATTACTTTGGTTGTGTATTTAGTAGATGGAGTGGGACTTGAACCCACATAAGGCTTGCACCAAACAGCTTATCAGACTGCCCTCTGAAGACCAATTCGAGTATCCATCTATGATATAGTAAAAATTAGTTAAGCTACCACTCGGACTCGAACCGAGAATCTGCTGATTACAAGTCAGCTGCATCACCAGTTATGCTATAGTAGCGTTTTTAAGCCCACGAAGGGATTTGAACCCCCGACCCGCACGTTACAAAGGTGCAGCTCTACCACTGAGCTACATGGGCATAATTAACAATATAACCAATATTAGTTATATCCAGTGCAATCTGATTTCATACCATTTAATTCTGTATATGCATCAAGTACACCATATATTTTTTGTAATACTTGTGTTGAGTGTACCATTAATCTACATGTACCCCATTCAAGTAATCCACAACGTTTATTTTTGCTATATTTCGATATATTATTTATACTATTTACATAAATTGAATTATCGGAAATATTGAGTTTATCCATCCAATATAATTTAATTTCATCTTGTGTATGTAAATCGGTATACACATTCAATGATATTTTTATATCAGATTTAGATACATTGTATCCATTAACTAATTTATTCATAAAAATAAATATCATAGATGGATCACTATTAGTAAAAGCCACTGTATTTTTATTATTCTTTTTATACCCTTCTGACCAATATAATAATGCAACATCTAATGCATCTCTATTAGTAATTAGAGATAATGCATCTTTTCTCCATTGCATTCTTTTATCAGTAAATTTTTTATAGTGATCTTCATTTCTTATTTTATACGATTTTTCTCTATTCAATTGAATTCTATTTATTGCATTTTCATCTAACTTAATATCTCTGACCCATACACTAACACTACTTTTAGCAACATTGAGTTTTTTTGATATTTCTTTTAATGAAAACCCAAGTGTTCTCAATTCACGAGCATGTTTCTTTTCATCAAATTTCATATATTCGAACCTCTAATAAACTGTTTATATAGTTTATATAAAAGTTCATTATTTTTATAGTAAAGCATCTACCCAGAATCGAACTGAGAGCTAATGATTGGAAATCACTGGTATTACCTTTATACGATAGATGCATATTGATGACCAAAGTAACATCATCAAGGGACTTGATCTTAGCGTTTGCAACCGCTGTCCGTTTTTGCTGTTGTTATTGTCAAGTGACCTTATCACTTGTTGTATCTATCATACTTTCGGCATGATAGGCAGTAGCACACTGCTAGTTTGTGGTAAGCGTCATGAGGGATTCGAACCCTCACCTTGACTTTGGAAGAGTCTCATGCTGAACCGTTAAACACCAATGACGCATTAATTTAATGGAGCCAGAGAGATTCGAACTCTCGACCTTCTGAGTGCAAGTCAGATGCTCTACCAACTGAGCTATAACCCCATAATGTAGGTCTTTCCCTACTTGTCACTGAGATGTCAAATATGTTTGCACATATCCCTCATACCGAGGTTAACTGACCTTATTCACGCTCGTCTCAGACAGAACACATTCAAGCACCATAGGGGAGTCGAACCCACCTCATCTAATTTATTTACATAACTACTAAAAAAAGCTACTCATTAACCTACTATAATTCCGACCTGTCACCCCTTCCAGATGCTCACGGTTCTTTGATCTTATAATGTCGTTATCAGAATCCATTTCAATTAATTTTTCCTTTATTGTTCATTATGCACTTCCATTAGACTACTATTTATTCACACACGGGTTTGAAGACATCATAAGATTTCCCGTAGCTCTACCAATTCGAGCTACTGATGCATAAAAAAGATATGATTGGTAGTTTTGTGGTGCTTTGCCTGATTCTTTCGAACTACCAAGAACCGAATACACGGGATACACCCAACTCTTCAGTGTCATACACTCACTATCAATAATCATATCTTTAAGCGGTTGATGGGGTTCGAACCCACGACATTCTGCATGGCAAGCAGACTCTCTACCAACTGAGATACAACCGCATAAAAAACTATTCAATCCAAACTTTCAATCATCAAATAACGGCAAGCGTTATTGTTATTGCGGAGGTGGGACTCGAACCCACGACCTCCAGGTTATGAGCCTGGCAAGCTACCATCTGCTATCACTCCGCTAGTGGACGTGAAGGGATTCGAACCCTTAACCCTCTGAATGCAAATCAGATGCTCTACCAATTCGAGCTACACATCCATAATCTACCAAAAAGAAAAACCTCGCAGTTTTCTGCGAGGCTTCATTCTATCTTTATATAGAATTTAACCTCGCAATGCAATATCTCCTGCGCCCATACCTGTAGCAGTACGATCAATGATCGCTACTGTAATGGTTGTTATGACGATTGACTTTTGCATTTTATTCCTTGTGAGATGGTTTTTCTTTTCTCTTATAAAACTAATATAGATTATTTTCGTTATCTTGTCAAAACTTTTTTCACTTTTTTTTCTTTTTAGTAATTTGTGGTTTTCTGACACGAGCCATTCTTGAACTTTTCATATCCATTGAGTCCAATCTGTCTCCAATTATCATCATGCAACGCATAATTAATATTATATATCAAATCATCCAATCGTGATTCTAATATAGCATCAGTGAAATAGTTTTCTTGTGATATTTCGGAAATTACACACTTCTTATTACCCAATAAAAACCCAATGCGTTCTTGTTCTTGTCTACTCCAAGGTTCAAATCCATGTAAATTCAAAACGATCTTGCTATTTTCTATATACTTATAAGTAGACTCTCTACTCATTCCAGCAACTATGACTATAGATACTGAATCATATAGTTGTAGCTGAATATTTGCCAGTATCCGTGCTCGTCTTTCATTTAGAGATCCATACACTAATACATCAATAGTTGGATTTTTCTTATTCGATAACATCTCTATATTTGAATAATACTCAAATGGCATCACTTTACTTACAGAAACATTATAAAATTTACTCAAATATAATTTATTCAAATGGTCGTAATCCCATATCTCATCAGCCTTTTTCATTTCTGATATTACATGAGATACATTTATCCACTGATTACAATCAACTAGTTGTTCCCAGTTGTATGCAATTATTTTTTTATTAGTGTGCTGTTCTCTGCAATATTGAATACATGAAAAATCACTTCCACCAACTACAATCACAGAATTTTTATATTCTTCGATATCAAATTTTGATAACATAAAATTCTTTATATTATCAAAAAATTGATTTTTTAATATACATAATGTCAGATAATTACCTGATATTATTATATGTCGATCAATTGAAATGGGTGTCATTTTTATAACTCAAATTTATGATTATTTCCACAGAATTTGCATTTAAATTCAATGTACTGATATGACCAATCTTCAAAATATTCCCCATTACGTATAATTGGACCATTCAACGTTACACTATGAGTAGCCCCATTGCTGGGGCATACATACTGAATTGACATTGTATGTTTTATTACTTTTAATTGGTTAAGTCGATACATATATTATTTCAATAGTGAGTCGATATGATCCCAAAGTTTTTGCAACTCATGTTGTGGATGTTCAGGATTATGAATAGCTTCATTAAAATCCTTATGTTCTTTTCGATACATTTCCAACATGTTAGGTGTGTATTCCTTTGAATGCTCGATGTTTGCAATTCTATCACACAGTTTCACAGCAACCGCTTTCCAATTTGCACGAATCTTTGGATATGTTTTTGCTTTGCGTTCTTTTCGATTGCGACCCAATTCATCGGTTACAGCAAAAACAATTTCGGCAATTTCAACACCAAAATATGTTTTAATATCATTATATGAAAGATTTCCATCTTCCATAGAATCATGTAGAGCACACGCACATTGAATTGCTTCGTCAAAGCCATAATTCTGAGAAACCAATACAGTCTTTCTAATATGATAACTGTATGGAAAAATATCATATGATTGACCACTATGAACTTTATCAGAAACCATAAGACATTTATCTAGCTTTTTCATAGTTAGTCCTTTTTATTAAAAGAGGTTACTAATTTAACAAATGCTACAAATGCGATAACAATATAAAATCCAAAAGCAACCTGTTTGCTATTGTTATCCATCGTAACATTTACACCAACTGAATTTTTATCATTATCCAGCATTTTTTACTTCCTGTGGTTCTTGTTGCGCTTCTTTAGTTGCTTCGTCATGTGCTTTCTTTTCTGCAAGAATCTGTTTAATCTTACCGAATAGCATATTTCCGCTGAGAATTGGCCATGCAATAATTCTAAACACAGCCAACAGAGTAGCCTTGATTACATTGTTATTTGCCTTATTCAACAAGTTTGGCAAATTTACAATTGTCCAAACACAACCGATCACAAAGTATATCAAAATTAGTTTCTTTTTCATATTATCTCCTATATAGTTAATATAGAAAAAAAGATGGCTTTTGTAAACCATCTTTTTATTTATTTGCTAACTATATCAATTAGCGATATACGGTGATTGTATTCCGTGAGGTAGCAATCTTCAAATCCTTATCGGAGTCAGTTGTGGTGAATACCTGAGAGAATACGCTACGAGGAATGCGGATATTGAACTTGGAATCCACAGTAGCATGCTTATCATTGGTATTGATTACCTTTCGAATGATAATTGCATTTGATGTGACTTCAAAATTAACATAGGTGAATGGAACAAATCCAGCATCACGAATGAAATTGCGAGACACAGTATAACGACCACGCTTGTCAAGCAATGCAAACAACGCAGGTACAACATTTCCATTCGACACTGTAGTTCCAGTACTTGCACCAACAGTGCCACTAACCCCAACAACACCAGCCATACCACGCTTAACAACGGAGTCAGGAATTGCATTTGGTTCGTATTTGTCTGGGTCTACCATAGGATCATGATAGACAAATGCTTGAATGGTCTTGTTATTGGTTCGAGTATAGCGACTGCGCCAATTGTACTTGTCAAGAACTGACTTTACATCACTATGCATTACATGCAAATCTTGGGAACGAAGTCCCTTAGTGACATCATAAGCAGTGAACATGATCTGCTTCGTGATATAAGTTTCGATCATAGCATGAATCTGAGTATTGGTTGCGTTTGTCATTGTGACTCCTTTTATTGTTTTTCTTAATATAGAAATATTAATATACTTTGTCAATTGGTTTTATAAATTATTTATCCGAAAATTCAATCAGATAAGTCAAATTAGCCTGATGAAGATTGTAAACAATCATTTCATTGTTGCGAACACCCGATTGGTTTGCCTTTGCATAGCAAGAATCGTATCCCATCTTAGAAATTCGATTGTGGAGTGAACTATCAGACGATGATGGTGTATATGCTTTACCCATAGCAACATCAGCCAAGAACATGAAGCAGTTATTATCATGAGAGCCATGTCCCCAATAACCCTGTGCATAGTTCAATGACTTAGTACTTTGGTCAGAGAAGTAAAGTCCATCACCAAACATACGACTAGTTACATGCTTTGCACCAGAGCTAGGAATTACCAAGCCACCCTTTAGGATAGACAACACGTTTTCAACACGAGTTCCATGCCATAGTTCCATAACATTACCAAGTTTCTTGCCTTTAGTTTCATATGCAAGAGCCATGTGGTCGATTTTCACAGCATATACAGTCTTAATATTCAAATTAGCTGACGTATGCATCTGATTACGAGTCTGATTGAAGAACTTCTGAATATGATCGAGAATTTTCTTATCATCAATGACATCAACGCTAACGGAGAACACCTTTGGTTGATCTTTTTCTGTTGCGTTTTCGGTAATTGGCGTTGAGATAACTTGTTGCAACGATGCGCTAAGAGCATCAAGAATTTGGTTTTCTTTATTGATTGCTTCCAATGTTGGAATAAGTTCTTCAACTACCAATTTACGTGCGGTTTTACGAGGAATCAACTGAATATATTGTTGAATCTTCTTCACGAAATCAGAATCATGCCACTTGTTTTGTGTGATATATGGAGAAATATCATCCAAAAGATCACGTGCGTTATCGATGCCTTCCTGTGTGATAATACCACAAGGAGTTGATAACGTACCCTTGGATTCATCGTATTCAATTGTGGTTGCACTTACGATATTATGAACATTCTTTTGAGAAAGATATCGAATCAATTTCTGTGTGTTTGTGTTATTGGATGAAATCTGCTTCAATGCGATATCAGCGAGAGATCCACTAGCTACTTGCTTAACTTCTGTATTTGCACCAATGACTACCTTCAATTCGGTATATCCCTTACGATCACCTGTCTTTTCACGAATCTTACCGTCAAAAAAGGTTTCGGCTGCACTCATAGATGAAAATGATTTTGGATGTACTTGAGCACTGTCACCAACACGACCATTACGAGTAATAACTTCGCAATTGTCATATAGTTCAATATACCAAAATTTGTTGTTGTTTTTTGCAACATCCGACTTGATGAATCTGCGTTCTTTGATTAGTGCAGCCATATAATATTCCTTCTTTAGTAATATATATCAGCATCTATGACAGAAATTGCCATTCGATACGTTGGGTTGTATTAATATAGAAAGTATAATGGCGTTTGTCAATGAAGATTATGAAGTATTTTTATAGTTGAGTTATTTTTGAAATTTGTCTATATACAGATGCAGGAGTCACAGCTAATTCTTTAGCTATTTGAGAACATGTTTTTGTTTTTAGTAATTCTGATAAATTAATAGATTTCCAATCTACTTTAACAACATACTTCTGAATTGGTATCTCATATTTTTTACAATAATCGCTTACAGTGTTATAACTAATTGAATATAGTTTACCTATTTGAGTTAAATTCATATTTTTAGAAAAACAATTCAATATATTTTCTTTGGTTATTCTAATATGTTCAGTAGAAATACCATAGTTTTTACGACAATATCTACCAACTGATTGTGATGTCATATTCCATTTTTTTGCTAACTGTATTGTCCAACCAACTTGTGGATATACCTCATCAAATTCTACTTTGCGAATATTAGCAATATTTAATTTATTAACTTTTTTGCTTGCTTTATTTAATTTAATAATATTATACTTACTTTCTTTAATTTTTTCGTATTCTATTATATCATTCTGGTATATCTTATCTACATACGAAGTACAAGAGACAAAATTATTAACATCTTCTTTAATGGCATTATATGAATTTTGTATTTTAAATGCTGGTATTCTCATTATTCTCCAACCATTTTTTCTTAATAGTTCATCTTTAACTATATCACTAGATAATCTATCAGCATTTAACCAATGTTGCGATCCATCTATTTCAATTCCTATTTTTTCATTAATAAAAGCAAAATCAATAAAATATGGATATACTGAATACTCACGTACTATATCATATTTAGATAATAAGTTTAATTCATTACATATGTTAATAAATAACTGTTCGGGATATGATGGTTTATTTCTAGTTCTCCATGCTGTGTTATTTGGATTTGCCTTCATCCATGCTAATCTTTTTATACGCATTTTAGCTTTAGATTCATCCGAATGTTTAAATTTCTCTGGATATAATATATGTGCTAATTTACTAGATTCTGCATGTGTTCTTAATTGTATTCCAGCCTCTTTTATAATAGTTAAAGTCGTATTTTTTCCTATATTAAATTTTTTACTAATAGCACCAATACCTTCAGTATTATACGCATATATTATATCTTGCTTTATTGTATGTATATATTCACATCTTTTTACATGGGCTCCTAGTCCACCTACATTTTTAAATTCTTTCTTACAATAATTACATTCCATTATCAAGTCCTATATGCTAACTTAATAATAGTTTATAAAAACATAATATTTTTAATACTGGATACAGGGATCGAACCTGCAATGGCTTTCGCTCTCTTCCCATTGAAAGTGGGGTGATTTTACCAATTAATCTAATCCAGCATAAGTGATACTGACAAGACTCGAACTTGCATTCATTCCATTGAAAGTGGAAGGTCCAAAACCATTTAGACGGCAGTATCAAAATAAAAAACCCCATGATCCTGTGAACATGGGGTGCAAAACCTAATAGGATTTTACTACACATGTTCACAAGTGCATTCGTTCTTCCTCACGTTCATATACTGCATATATAGTTGTCATAATTTTAACCCTTATTAAAAAGAAATCCTAGTTTAACGTCTTCAAGTTTCGCAATGTAAAAATCATCATTTCTGGTTTTGTCAGTACCGTAGTTTCGTGTGTCACCTTTACTAAATATATCTTCCATTGTTTCGGATAATATAACTAGATGGTTTGACAGGTTCATATTAAATAACACAAATAATGTTCTCTTACCTTTGTTCAATTTTTTATCTTCCCAAAATTTTCGTTTTCGTGGAAGTATTTGAACATCATTAAATGTGAATGCATGTTGCTTCCAAGGTTTTTTCACCTCGACTTCAACATTTGCTATATGCCTATCACCATTATACACATAAAAATCTACAGTATATTTGTCAGCAGGTTCTACAAGAGTTAGTCCATTATATTTATCACAACTATAAAATAATTCAATAAATTTTTTCTTAGCTCTCGCATCATTTTCATCATATTCTTTTTGTACGAACATATTTATCCCTTACACTGACATAAATATAATATTTTTACACACTCCTTGTCAAAGTTTTTTTTGTTAGTATCCGTAGAGGGATTCGAACCCCCATAATTCGCATTAGAAGTGCGATGCCTTAATCCAGTTAGACTATACGGACATATTT